GTGCTGGATGTTCATCCCAGTGGTTTTTACGCCTGGCTTCAGCAGCCGCATTCACAACGCCATCAGGCAGACCTGAGACTGACAGGACAGATTAAACAGTTCTGGCTGGAGTCGGGATGCGTCTATGGTTATCGCAAAATCCATCTGGATCTGCGTGACAGCGGGCAACAGTGCGGAGTAAACAGAGTCTGGAGACTGATGAAACGTGTCGGAATAAAGGCTCAGGTCGGATACCGAAGCCCGCGGGCACGTAAAGGCGAGGCCAGTATCGTGTCACCCAACAGGCTCCAGCGACAGTTCAATCCGGATGCTCCTGATGAGCGTTGGGTAACGGACATAACCTACATCAGGACCCACGAAGGCTGGCTGTATCTTGCCGTTGTTGTTGATCTGTTCTCACGCAAAATTATCGGCTGGTCCATGCAATCCCGGATGACAAAGGACATTGTCCTGAACGCACTGCTGATGGCTGTATGGCGGCGTAATCCCGAAAAACAGGTGCTGGTTCATTCGGATCAGGGCAGTCAGTACACAAGCCATGAGTGGCAGTCGTTCCTGAAATCACACGGCCTGGAGGGTAGCATGAGCCGTCGCGGTAACTGCCATGATAATGCGGTTGCAGAAAGTTTTTTCCAGTTGTTGAAACGTGAACGGATAAAGAAAAAGATCTACGGAACGCGGGAAGAAGCCCGCAGTGATATTTTTGATTACATCGAAATGTTTTATAACAGTAAGCGTCGGCATGGTTCTAGCGAACAGATGTCACCGACAGAATATGAAAACCAGTATTATCAACGGCTCGGAAGTGTCTAGATTATCCGTGGCGATTCAGGCGGCGCCCCCTGATGGACTCCCATCACCTACGACAGAAAAGTTAACACCATATACCAATACAGTTTCCGAACCTGCCGTGTCAGTTAGTGTGATTGATATGTCAGAGCCGAGAAGAAAATAAAATGGAATTGTGAAAGTTTTAGTGGTTCCATCGCCATTGTATACAATAAAGCTCTGCTCAGATGATACAGTCATCTTTTTCTCCAGTCGTGCGTGATCCCCACAGCAATGCTGCGGTACGCTTTGTGCAATAAAAAACCCGCCGAAGCGGGTTGGTATGTATCAGGATTATCTTGTATGCATTAAGTAATAATACTTAAAAATACATTATTATTTAATAACTTAACCAAATATTGATTTTCTTGAAATCTCTGCTTTTTCTTTTATCAGTTCACTCAGCGATGAGTCATATGATTTTCCGTATCGGGATAAACACATTTCATTTAACTCTAAAATACAACGAGCTTTTTTATTTTTAAAGTTAATGTATGTTACAAAGCAGGATCCAATGGCTAGTCCTTGAAATATTTCACTTTCATGGAAGAACCCTAAAATATTGCCTAAAAATGAAATCAACCCAATTATTATGACAATTATAGATATTTTTACATATCTATTACAGTCATATATATCCATTTCAAGATTATCAATTCTTTTGAAGAAAGCATCCTCATTCATAATCAATCTCAGTGCTGTTGTCTATTTTCCTAGCATAAACTGAGATGGGGGAATAAGAAAGGTATTACCTTGCTCTCTTTCAACTCTCCTTTGGTATCTCTCTAGAGAACCTGGGTCAAGCGCATCCTGAATGCGGTTAAGGATCAATCCATTCATAGTTGTACGCAGCCAGAATACGTTCAGGAAAGGCGTATTATCTAGCGCTGTACGATACCAGTCGCCAAGGTCAGCATCGCCCCTTGATGATTGCTGGAGTAGGCGAATTATATTGTCTGCACCAGAAGGAACTGGACCAGCGAGGGACGTAATCGCTCCAGCCCCCATCCTGTTTACTTCACCAAACATGAAATCGCCAAGAATACCTAGTCCTCCACCCTGTAAAGCTGCTGCGCGTAGAGTGCTGGCATTTGCTGGTCTTGGTGTCTGTCCTTTTAACATCAACTTCGACTGCATTGACAGATATCCAAACATGGTTGCCCACACAAACAGGTTTGCCACACCAATAAATGCACCTTTACCGTTATTCAGCAAAGCGTTAGTAAAAGATGATGTTTTTGATTCTCCCAATCCTGCTGGCGTGTAACCTCTCCCAAACACCTCTCTCCCAAGAACATTTGTAAGCGTGCAGCGAGAACCGTATTGACGGGGATGTGTTATTCAGTTGGCAGTGCTACGCGCCAGGGGAGTAGTTCGCTGACCCGGTTTATCGGCCAGTCCGCTATGACGTTAAGGACGTGACGGAGGTAGCTTTCTGGCTCCACTCCGTTCAGTTTGCATGTCCCGATCAGGCTGTACAGCAGCGCTCCCCGCTCTCCTCCATGATCCGAACCGAAGAACAGGTAGTTTTTGCGGCCCAGGCTGACCATCCGTAGCGCATTCTCAGCTATGTTGTTATCTGCCTCGGCCCAGCCGTCGTCAGTATAGTAAGCCAGCGCCGGCCACTGGTTCAGTACGTACGTGAACGCTTTCGCCAGTTCTGAGTGTCGCGACAGCGTTTTCACCTTTTCACGCAGCCAGCTTTCCAGGGATTTCAGCCGCGGTTTAGCTTTTTGCTGACGTTCTGCAAGGCGTCGCTTCGCCGGCATTCCCCTTATCTCCGCTTCAACGGCATACAGCTCGCCGATACGCTTCAGGGCTTCATCCGTCAGCGCCGACGGTGTGCGGACGTGCACATCGTGGATTTTACGGCGGGCGTGAGCCCAGCAGGCGGCTTCCGTTATCTGGCCATCGCGGTACAGCTCGTTGAACCCGGCGTACGCATCGGCCTGCAGCACACCACTGAACCCTGCAAGATGGGTCTGAGGGTGGATGCCTTTTCTGTCCGGGCTGTAAGCGAACCACACCGCCGGCGCGACTGCTGATCCAGCGTTGCGGTCATCACGAACATACGTCCACAACCGCCCGGTCTTCGTCTTCTTATTGCCCGGCAGCAGCACCTGGACCGGGGTGTCATCGGCATGGAGTTTACCGTCGGTCAGGACATAGCCCTGAAGCGCCTCTTCCAGCGGTGACAGCAGCCGGCAGCATGCATCCACCCAGCCCGACAGCAGTGAGCGGCTCAGCTCCACACCCTGGCGGCTGTATATTTCTGACTGCCGGTACAGCGGGGTATGTTCTGCATACTTTGAACTCAGCACGCGGGCCAGCAGCCCCGGTCCGGCGATACCCCGCTCGATGGGACGTGAAGGCGCGGGGGCCTGCACGATGGCATCGCACTGAGTACAGGCATGCTTTTCACGTACTGTCCGGATAACCCGGAAGGCGCTGCGCATCAGCTCCAGCTGTTCGGCGGCATCTTCACCCAGGTAACTCAGCGCGCCACCACATTCCGGGCAGCATGACGCTGCCGGCAGCAGCCGTTTTTCGTCACGGGGAAGTGATTCAGGGAACGGTTTGCGGGTACGGGTCTGCCGCAGCGGGCGCTGCACGGCCGGGTCATCCACCCGGCCGGTAAGGGTATCGCTTTCTTTCTGCAACTGCTTAAGGTCGGCTTCCATCTGCGCGATACGGCGGGAGACTTTTTCGGAGCGGCTGCCGAAGTTCATCCGGCGCAGCTTATCCAGTTGCGCCTGCAGGTGATCTATTTCGCGTTCACGCTCGTTCAGCTTTTCCAGAAGGGCACGGTTCAGCGCCTCCTGTTCGGCAAGGAGACGTTTCAGTTCATCGATATCGTCAGGAAGTAAGCTGTTCATACCGGGTATATTACCAGGCTCATTCAGCGTCGACCAGGATAAAGAGGCCTACAACATAGTCAGTGACGTAAGCAGTCTTTTAGGCTGCCGCCAGTCGATACCTTCAAGGAGCATCGCCAGCTGTGCCGGTGTGAGGAACACTTTGCCATCCCGGGCTGACGGCCAGGCGAAGCGGCCGCGCTCCAGCCGTTTGGTCAGCAGACACAGTCCATCGCCGGTAGACCAGAGGAGCTTTACCTGACTGCCATTACGCCCACGGAAGATAAAAACGTGACCTGACATCGGATCGTCTTTCAGCGTCGTCTGCACCTTTGCCGCCAGGCCGTTGAAGCCGTTTCTCATATCGGTGATGCCAGCGACCAGCCAGATCTTTGTCCCTGATGGTAATGGGATCAACGTTTGAGCTCCCGTATCAGCAGGTTCAGGATATTTTCGCTGATGGCACCATTCAGACGGAGTGATCCGTGCCGGAACGTCACTTCACAGCTGATATTGAGTGATTCAGGTGCCGCAGCAGCTACAGGTTGTGACCGGGGGGAGGTTGCAGGGACAACATCTTCGGTATCAAGTGTTATCGGGAGCAGCTCAGGCACGTTGTTTTCTGTTGTTGAAGGAGGACGTAGTTTTCCTTCGCGCCAGTACTGGCGCCACTTGAACAGCAAATTATCGTTGATCCCATGCTCACGAGCGAGTTGCGCTACGGAGATCTCTGGTCGATGCGAGAGTTCAACCATTTTGATTTTGAACTCAACGGGATAATTAGGGCTTTTTTTACGCACTGCGGTTAATGATTTCATGGATAGCGTCCACCATATTTGGTGTCCACTATCCTCTCAGGAATATCAGGATCTGCCAGACGGTGCTGAGACGACGCTTACAAACATTTTGCAAGAAACTTGCGGTGAATGATTTGTATTGTCCAGCAAATCGGACGGCCTCTCCAGCAACAGTGCCGGGGACTGTCCCAAACTTCATTAATGCCTGAGTCCTGTCTCCTGGCTCAGACATTGCGATGTTCAGGCGATCAAGAATGTAGCCACGTAACTGTCCCTCCAGTGAGTCACGAGCGTCCGCTATTGATCTGTCTGTTACTTTGATGCCTTTAGACTCGACATAAGATGCGATCACATCATCAGGTACAGAACGAATTCCGCTGGTAGTCATGAATTTGCGGCCTTCGCTATCAGCCATATCCATTCCGCGATAGATATTCCACTCGGCATCGCCAATACCATGAATGTCCAAAACACGGCGCAAATCCTCTGTCAGGTTTGCGTATGGAAATTCGGCATTTTTAGCCAGCCAGTTGGTGATCATCATGGCGTTGGAATTACGCCCAGACTCAGTCCAGAAATTCATCAGGTTATACTTGAAGAATATCTGTTGAGCGCGCCCCATCTTACCGCTGAGGCTGTCATCACCTGACATCCTGCGAATAATCTCCTGAGTCATCGTGTCGGAGTAGACGCCAATAGATGACAAGATTTCTTTTTCCTCAGCACTATTGAAGCGTGAGAATCTACCCTTCATTGCACCAAGAAGCGCACCCATGAAGTTCTGCCCCTGGTAACGCATTTCAGTAGCGGAAATTGGCACATCGTTAAATGAGGAAATCACAGCGCCACCCAACTGTGACATACGCAGCCAGCCGCGAATGTTGGCTGATGCATTTGCCCAGCCAACACTGCCTGGAATATTCAATGAACCATCAACCTGGGTAAGGGTATTCTTTTTGAGCTTACGCACCTTCTCAGAAAAATCAGCCTGAGCCGCTGGCGTGCCAGACTTGCTTAAATCATGAGAAATTGATTCAGCAAGGTAATTAAACATGTTCTGCGGGTTTGTCCCTAGAACACGCATCATTCCTGTTGTACGAGCCGCGCTGTTTAATCCACCAAATACAGCTTCTCGCAAGCTTCCCGTTCCGAACTGCTGGTTATATTCATGCCATGATATGCCGTCTTTAAAATGCAGAACACGCTCCTGGCTTGCGCGTTTTGCTGCATTCTGCGAGCCTTTGAATCCATTCATCCAGTCTGGTTTTTCAGTGGTGAGATGAACACCAGATGCCAGCCCGTTATATACGTTGCGCATGAATTGTTCGCGATCTGCCACACCCTCAAATGTGACATCATCCAGACGAGGAAGGATAGAATCACGCCACGCCTCATAGCCAGCAGAGCGTATTTTCAGGATGTCATGCGACTGGCGTACGATATAGCCAGGTACTTTGCGTATCCATGCGCCTGCCCGGTTTTCATCAATCCTCGCTGACTCCTGCCACTTCATGATGATATTTGCCGCATCAACAGACTGTTTTGTCATTCCATCGGTTGATTGTCCCCGACCAATACGCCACATAGCATCTGCTATTTCACGGTCGTTGCTGCCACTACTGATAAATTTTACCAGCCCTGCCTTATCGAAATCGTAGTTTATTCCTGCATGATATTTCCCACGCAGTTGAGCTACTTCTGACGCTACAGAGCGTCGTGAACCGGTACGGGCATCATTGCGTCCAACCAGGATTGCTTCCAGACCAATATCAGGGCGGTCTTTCCATGTTGTGCGAAGATCTGAAAGGCGCTGTGCGGCGATGCGCGTATTCAGTGCCTTATTCCTTGCCTCAATAACTTTAGCCAGCTTATCGGCGTTGGTAAGTTCATCAGCAGCACGTAACGCAGCTTCTTCCAGAGATAGCGCTTCATTGCCAGCAAGAATACGGTTAGTCGTATCATTCATATCACGAACAAGGGACTCCATTTCCTGTTCGCTTAACTTTCTCCCGGCTGCCGTATTGACGGCTATTTCACACTGAGTCAGAAATTCATTAGCCATTAAAGTGAAGTGGTCAACAAAAACTGGCCACCGCGTTAGAGTTTTTCCAGTATCGGTTTTCTGATTCGTTTGGCGGTAACCCACCATTATATTCGTGCGGTCTTAGTGCGCTGTAATATCCAACGATATAGTCCGTTATTGCGTGAGCTGCATCGCTGAAGCTTACATAGCCCGTCGCCGGCACCCATTCGTTCTTCAGACTCCTGAAGAAGCGCTCCATTGGGCTGTTATCCCAGCAGTTTCCACGCCGACTCATACTCTGCCTGATCCGGTATCGCCACAGTAACTGCCGGAACTGCCTGCTCGTATAATGGCTGCCTTGATCGCTGTGGAACATCACCCCGACGGGCTTACCACGGGTTTCCCATGCCATTTCCAGTGCTTTCATGGTGAGCCTGCTGTCCGGCGAGAACGACATGGCCCAGCCCACTGGTTTTCTTGCGAACAGGTCGAGAACAACGGCGAGGTACGCCCAGCGCTTACCCGTCCAGATATAGGTCACATCACCGCACCACACCTGATTTGGTTCCGTTACGGCGAACTGTCGCTCAAGATGATTCGGGATAGCAACGTGCTCATGACCGCCACGCTTATACCGGTGAGTCGGCTGCTGGCAACTGACCAGCCCCAGCTCTTTCATGAGTCTGCCAGCAAGCCAGCGCCCCATCTGGTAACCTCTCTGGGTTGCCATTGTGGCGATGCTTCTTGCTCCGGCAGAGCCGTGGCTGATGCCATGCAGTTCAAGTACCTGGCTGCGTAATACAGCCCGTCTGCCGTCTGGCTTTTCAGGACGGTTTTTCCAGTATTTGTAGCTGCTGCGATGGACCCCGAACACATGGCAGAGAGTGGCCACAGGATAACGCGCCCTGAGTTTCCCGATTATCGAGAACTGTTCAGGGAGTCTGACATCAAGAGCGCGGTAGCCTTTTTTAATATTTCATTTTCCATTTCAATACGTTGTAGCTTTTTCCTGAGCTCACGGATTTCAATTTGTTCCGGGGTAATGGGGGAGGCTTTTGGTGTTTTTCCCTGCCGCTCATCACGTAATTGTTTCACCCATCGCGTCATTGTGGAAAGGCCGACATCCATAGCGCTGGCTGCATCTGCCACGGTGTAATTCTGGTCAACGACCAGTTGAGCGGATTCGCGTTTAAACTCTGCGCTGAAATTTCTTTTTTTCATTATGGCACCTGTGTTGTTCTGAGGTGAGCATATCACCTCTGTTCAGGTGGCCAAATTCAGTAAACCACTTCAGTATCGAAGCGATTGAAGGTCACCTGGCTGAATTGCAGTATGAAGAAATCGGCGAAACAGAGTTCGCTCGCGCCGCGTTCGTACCTAACTCAATCACCGGTGAACTTGTTACGCCGATTGAGAATGGGTATGCCATCGTCGTCCGTCGTGATGAAAAGATAATTCCTGCTCAGGTAGTCGCAAAAGAAGCACGTGAGCGCATCGAACGCATTGAGAAATTGAGCGGTGGCAAGCTAAAACGCCAGGAGCGTAACGCGATCATCTGCGACGTAAAAGTAGATCTGTGCAAAAAGGCATTCGTCCGTTCTTCGCTGATCCTTTCCCTCTATAACAGCAAAGATAACCTGCTGGTCGTGAATACCACGAACAAAAACATTTCTTCTCTGGTTGGTTCGTTGCTGATTAAGGTTGTTGGGTCTCTTAAAACCGAGACTATACATATCGACAACATTAAAAATGGCCTCACCACGAGACTGCAAAATCACCTTAATGGAAGCAATGATGCTTTTGATGGGTTTACCGTTGGTGACTACATCCAGCTTTCACGCCTGGTTGAACATAAAGAAGTGCTTCGTTTCTCAGCCGAGCACGCATCCATCACCAATGAGCTTACGGAAAGTCTTGCGGGCGGGTTTACTGTCGATCAGATGGAATTAAATGGGTGCGGAGTTAACTTTCTCCTGACCGAGCGCTTCCACTTCCGTCGAATTGATACTCAGTCTTTTAATTACTCTGACGATGAAGATAAAGCCTTCCAGTGGCGTCATCAGACTGGTGCGGATCTCTTCCAATTCAGCCAGGTAGTAAACCAACTCTGCAAATTGCTGGCCTATAAAGAGCCAGAACAGCAAAAGCCAGCAGCTTAACCCGAATGCAGCAATTACCCCATGTGAATGGGTTGGGTTGCTGCGCTCTAAAAACAGCGCGGTGCAGCGTGCATATATATGGAGAACTACCGATGAGAATGACTAAAGAGCAGTTGCTGATAGCCGCTCGCACAGCGGCAAAATATCTCCCTGCGGCTTCTGCCGACATTATGAACGAACTGGCTAACCGTCTGGACGTTACCAGCGTGGCGTTAAGCGAATCGCTGGAGCAGCGTAAGAAACTTGCTAAGGCATTAACTGTGATTGCCAATTCTGAGCAGCATGAAGGCGATACTGTTGTTTGTGATTTTTCTTCGCTGGTTTCAGTTGCTTCTGGAGCGTTGCGCGAGCACTACAACAGCGAATGTCATTCAGACATGAATGAGGCCACCAGCAATGGCCGCTAACTCATTCAAAAAGATGACCACGAAGGGCGGTGTGATTAAACGCACCGATACCGGGATGTTTATCAGCCTGGATAACATCTTCGTCAAAGAGGGCTTTAACAAACGCGACGATGACGAGCGTACTCGCCAGGCTGATGACGACCTTTTCAACTACCTCATGAATGGCGGTACCGTTCCCCCACTGGAAGTTACCCCACGCGACGAAGGCGGTGTTTGGGTTGTTGAAGGCCACCGTCGTCGCCGCTGCTATGAGCGCTGCCGTGATGCGGGTAAACCGGTTGACCGCGTTCACATCATGCCATTCGTTGGCAATGACGTTGAGCGCCTGGCTCGTGTCATGACCAGTAATAACCAGTTGCCCCTCACCCCGCTGGAACAGGCACAGGTAATTAAGGAACTGGCTACAACTTTCAACCTGACCAATCAGGAAATAGCGAAGCTTGTTCACAAGTCGGTCCCTACGGTTGAGAAGTTACTGACCCTCGCTACTGCTAACCATGACGTTCAGCAGATTGTTAAAAATGGCGAAGTTTCCGTAGGTGTCGCGGTTGAGCGCGTTCGTGAGCACGGTGAGAACGCAGGGAAAGTACTGGAGCAGGATCGCGCCGTTGCCGCTGCTGCTGGCAAAAAGAAAATCACTAAAAAGGTTATCGCCCCGGAGATCAGCGTCAAAAGCGCCCGCCGTCTCGTCGAACTGATCAGCCTGGCCGGGATTGATGATAACGGTGTAGTCACTCTGGAAGGTCTCGCGCTGGCAGAGGTGCTGGCGATTGTTGATGAACATAAGGCTATTTCAGCTCAGCGCGAGAGCAAAGGAGCGCAGTCATGACTGTATGCCTGACAGATAAACGGCGCCACAGTGAGAAAATCCCGTGCGTGGAAATGCCGAATCATACCTGGTTTTGTGTTCTTGATATCCCCGGGATGGGCGCACTAGTAGATACGAGCCATTACTGCGATTCAGCGACTGCAACACCGTCAAAAGCTAAAAAAATGGCTGATTTGATAGAGAAGTGGACGCCTCCTGATGGGTGGTGCAACGGAAATGATCGTGAGTGGCATGCCCGCATGAAGGGCTACATCGTAGATTTTCTCAGAAACTGCAACGGATTCAGGACGCACTGATATGACCATTAACAGCGAACAGATTCAGGCACTCAAAGCGGCTGCGCAACTCATTGCTCATGGTTATCAGCAGGAATGGGGTACCGAACGAGATGAAGACGGAGAGTCAACCTGGGTTGGCACTTATGACCATGATGGTGTCCTCTGCCCGTTTATCGACGTTTCAATTTCAGAATGGTCAGGTGAAGACGGGGACGATGCCAGGCTGGCTGATTTTATTGCCAAAGCTAACCCCGTAGCCATCCTCGCCATGCTGGCAGAGCGTGACGCCGACAAGAAGCGGATTGCTGAGCTTGAGCATAATCACCGTGTGCATGCAGCACGACTACTTGCAGAGCGCGGTCAGCTTAAAGACCGGATCGCTGAACTGGAAGCGATATCTGCCGCCGCAGAAAAACTGGTGCGATGCAAAGGCCGCTATCACAGCGAGCAAAACTATCGCGCCATGGCTTCTCTGTTTGGCGTAACGACACCTGACCTGCCGCCGCTGGAGATGGAAGCGCGGACGGTGAGCGTTAAGTTGCCGGAGCCTATCGGGCCAGAAGCTGCACCTGCTCATTATTGGGATAACGGTGAGTCTATGGCGTATGCAGACGGTTATAACAAAGCCACATCTGACACTAAGAATTTATGCGCAGCCGCTGGCATCACTTTAGACGTGGGGGAGTGAAAGATGACACTCACCAAAAAACAACGCGCCGAATTGCGCATGAAATTTGGCGGTCGCTGTGCGTATTGCGGATGCGAGCTTCCAGAAAATGGCTGGCATGCCGACCATGTTGAGGCCGCTTTGCGTAAGTGGGAATTTAGCGAGCGTCAGGCTAATGGTGTCCGGCGCACGGTTGCAACAGGTGAATTCTGGCGGCCTGAGAATGATGCTATCGAAAACCTGTTCCCGGCCTGCGCACCTTGCAATCTGTTTAAAGCGACATTCACTGTCGAGATTTTCCGTGAACAAATTGCAGCTCAAGCAGAACGGGCACGCGCATACAGCGTCAACTTCCGCACCGCAGAGCGCTTTGGCCTGGTAGAGGTCATCGATAAGCCGGTTGTGTTCTGGTTCGAACAATATCAGCAGCAGGAGTCCGCTGGTATCCATCTGGAAGTGGGGGGGTGAACGATGGCAAAGCTGACCAAAGCAGAAAAGGCCTGGGTAGATGATTTGCAAGCCGTGCTAGACCGCTGCCCATCGCCGAAGAAGATCGGTTTTTACACAATTGGCGACCCAACTATTTTCCTGTATGACTTGCGTCGATGCGATGAAGTCATGACTGCACTGGATGCAAGGCTATCCAGTGACTGGTGTACCGCTGTCCAGAATATCGGTGCTGATTTTGATGAAACCATAGATTTTCCGTCAGCCGTTGAAAGCACGGCGGGTTAAGGAGGCCGTATGACAGAACAATTTCCGAGCAAGGTGAGACTGGCACAGATAGCCAGCTTTTCAAAAAGCATGGCGCTTCCACCGTCTCATGACGAAATCGAAGCTATGGCCCTCTTCGCACTGGCGGCGCATGAGCAAGAGCCGGTGGCGTACAAAGCCACTCACCTTGATAGCTTTGCATTTGGCGAAACCAAATCGGCTGTAGAGGAGCATGCCGAGAGATTCGGATGGGAGCTCGAATTTACTGAAATAACTCCGCTCTACACCCACCCCGCGCCATCAATCCCGGCAGCGGAGGAAGCAAACTCCCGTGCGCTATTTGAGTCATGGTTCAGGGAAGAAATAATTGCGAAACCGGATTTCGTATTTGCAGATTTTGACAACGAAACCGGGGAATACATCCCCCCGGATGATGATTCAATCGAACTCTATACACACATACAGGCAATGTTGATGTCGTGGAACGCCTGCCGCGCCGCCATGCTTAACCATCCCGAGCAACACCTCGATATGGTAGACCATTCTGGTGATGTCAACAAAAAGGTCGCGCCGCCCATCCAGTCCGGTAATTCAGCGCAACCTGTAACGGTGCCTGCCGGGTATGTGCTGGTCCCGGTTGATTTGCTATCAGACCTGCGCGATTTTGCTCACCCCGAAATCGAAAAATACTGCGAGATGTGGGAAGGTCGCAGGGATAGCGAGTTTCCTGCTATGCGGAAGATTATCTCGGATGCAGATGCGTTGCTCGCCGCAGCGCCGAAAGCACCTGATGGCTGGATTCCGGTAAGCGAGCGGATGCCGGAAAATAATAGCTACGTTTCTGTCGTATCACGGCATGGAGAATATGTATCAGGCCTGGTAAATGGAGAGTGGCTTGAATTGCATGATGGTTCATCTTTCCCCGTTAGTGAAATTTATCTGTGGCTCACGCTGCCGTGCCTACCATCTAAACCCCTGCCAGATGCACCAAAGGTGACGCCATGACCAGCAAACTCAAACAGCGCCGTATGCGCCGACTCCGTGACGATGTAGCCTGGTGGCGCGAAGAGGCCAACGACTGGAAAGAAATCGCACTGGAACATGCTGCCGAGATTGAGCGACTGAACTGCCAGGTGATTCATGTAGTGTTGCCGATGATGGTGCCACCAGCAGTAATTGAAGGCATGAAGGCCAAGCGCGTAGAGCATCAGCTTTGCCTTAAATGTAATGACGGCGCACGGGGCGGCTGTTCCGCTTGTGCCTACAATGATCGATAACCGGGTGCAGCCGGTAGTGGAGAAAGTATGGCTACAAAATATCTCACAATGAAAGACATGTGCCAGTTAACAGGGAAGAGTAAACCTACGTTATGGCGAATGTATGCAAAGCGCGGCGAGTTCCCTAAACCAGAACGAACGGCAAGTGGGACATTCCTGGGGTGGAGCGAGAAGGTTTATGAAGATTGGGTAATCAGTAATAAAAGCCAGCCATTTTGATTTCAATACCTGACCCGTTACCTGACCTTGCGTCGTAGCGGGTTTTTCATATTTATAGGCTAACTTATTGAATTAAATGGTACGCCCTACAGGGTTCGAACCTGTGACCTACGGCTTAGAAGTTCCTGGAACTACCTAAGTTAACAATAACTTACCGCGTCACTCCTGCGCTCACACGTCCCATGATGCGAAAATATGCAAAGACTTGCAAAGCGGTGCAAATCTTTGCGTGTCTCAAATCTGTCTCACATCACCAGGCAGTCATCAAACTCACCCGTTCGCGCGTCATTGATGATGTAAGTGATTACCCCCTTCACTACCACTCTTTCCTCACAGTCATCGTCAGTGATGTATGTTTTATTGTCTGCGTTATCCAGTTCTTCCAGGTGAACACGTGGTAGCAGTCTGAGACGAAGCAGACGCAGTTGTTCGTGAAGATGACAAATCACCAGGCTGCCGTCTACAGGACGTAAAGACGTATCCATGACCAATAGCGCCCCCTTCTTAATGCCTTCACGCCATGATGTACCGGTATAGCGAACGAAAAATGTTGCAGCAGGCTTTCGTATCAACTCCCTGTCGAGAGATATCGCATCTTCGTGGTAATCAGCAGCCGGGCTTGGGAACTGTGACATTGCAACCATAAATCACCTCGTAAGTTACTGTATGTATAAACAGTATAATAAGATGTAAATGAACGTTGCAACGCCACATGATCAATATTTTCAGCGGAAGCATCCATGCCTTTGACGCCGAACTAAAAACCCGCCGAAGCGGGCTTTTGCTTATTGAGGCAGGTTATATCTGCAATTACCGAACGCAAAATATCGTGACGTAGACGGCACGTTGTTAACAACAAATGCGCCACTGGTGTCTATCCTCAGTGTGGCCACGCTTTGAAGTGGAACGCTATTTACATCAAAACAGGTCAGCGGGATATATAGCTGAGACAAAGGCGCGTATGCCTGCGGCAACTGGAGAATTGTAGTGTTGTTTGGAACGGGGGCTGGGGTGTCCATTAACCCTGTCAGGCCAAATTCGTTACCGACAACCTCAAATTTTGGTTTAACGGCAACGCCATATGTTGCTGAAATTGCAGACGGTATCCATCCAGGAATAATTTCTGTTGGGCTAATGTTGGTTCTGGTCCGGCAAAAAAGATATCCGATTAAGGCTTTAGCCCAACCACCTCCTTTGAGTTGTGCACCGAATCCAGACTGATGCAGGTTATCCTGGACAACCGGATCAAGCTCAGGATGCACAAGAAGAGAAGGAACAATGGCACCCATATCCTGTAAAGGCAGCATGGCGACCTGGACGCCTAGATCTGACAATGTCCTGAGTAACCGCAGGCGATATGAAGCGCCTCGAACTGCGTTAGAATCAAGCTTGCCCGTTGATTGTCCAAATGGAACCGCTGCGCTACCGTTATACCACAGAGCCGGAATACCTATAATCGGGGTAATATTGTAGGTCTGGCATGTTGTTACGATACTGGTGATCGCTGTAATAAACTGGTCTGCCGTTGAACCTCCCGCAATATCATTAATCCCAACATCAATCATGGCGTAATCAAATCCACCAAGCGCCACAAAATCAGTTGAGTTAAATATTGCAGCCTGTTGTACTGCTGTCTGCCCTGCTACCGCGAGGTTTAAAATATTTTTGAACTGCAATCCACCCGCGCCGCTGGAAACACGCACCATGTGGTTAACCCATGAAAGATGGTTATTTTTGTCAGCAGTTGAGTCACCGACAATAACGACGCGCAACGGTCGCATACCGTAGGTTTTATTATTTTTCACTCTAACAGGATACGTGATATACGCGGCGTTAGTATTGTTTGCAATACCTGCGCCCCAGCCAGCACGTACTATGTTGTATGGAAGCCCCTCAATTCTGGCAACCTCGGAATGGTTACACAGAATTGAGAATGACGTTGGAGAGTGGATTTTTATCCCGATTTCAGAAACATCAAAATTATAAGCTGGGTTGTCTTGTACCGGGTTGGGAATTGTTACTGATTGTACAGGGTAACCCTCCCTGAAAACGTATCGGGTAATATCACCGCCACCAATAGGCTGGCTGTAGATAACAAACCCACGCTCTGTTTGCACGTAAATAGCAATACTGGCGGTAGACCCTGGCATAGTTACCTGGGCGTGTGCCTCCCATCCTGGGCGAACGGGAACACTACCTACAATAAATTGCCCCGTGGGGATATTGCTGAAAGTTACGATATCCACATCGCCAGATGCAGATGCTCCAGATGATGCCCCTGTTGCCGGATTCACTGCGTAAAAAGCGAGTTCGCTGTTGGCCTGAATTTTCTCAACTACCGGGGATTCTCCGTCGCCTGAACTAATGAAATAAGGTTTCCCTGATAATGGTCCGTAAGGTGTTGGGCTTAAACGATACGTGTATCCCAGCGTTGGCAGAATAATGTTTAGCGGACGCGTTACGACCAGTCCGGCCCCGATTAATGGGGTTCCGCCACCTTCGTGCGTAATATCAACACCAGGGTCTGGGTCAATAATATATTTTGACATATCAGGCCATGTCATGGTGCCGTTCATGTAATAACGACCTGTACCACCCACAGTTTTAGGAAACCTGATTTTGCATCCGTTTGGGAAGTCAGTAAAAATAGCCTGGAGCGCGCTCCAGCAATTTGTCCCAGACGTTCCGTTGTAGTCATCCTTTCCGCCATATTGCTGGATGGATACAGATTGTAAATTGACATCATGCTGGGTAATCAAAACAGAATTTGGTGTAGCCTGCTTAACTCCGACAAGAACATCACCTTCTTCTGCCCCGCCTCCAGCAAGGCGTGATGAGAACTGGTCTGGGTCATATTTAAGAACGTTGGGAAAGTAGAATTGCTGAACGTCATAGGCATCAAGAACGGCCATACTGTGGCCCCTGTCTGTGACAAACTTTGCAATCTCTCCGTTGTAAACTGGATACCCGCCAGCGTTTATAGATAATGGCTGCGCAACCGGAACGGTGCTTCCATCCTCATTTTCCAGATATACCTGAATTTGATTGACTGGATTGGTTGGATCAGTGTCAATTTCACCTACGTAAATCTTGCCGTTAGCCGCTGCTTTGAATGACCGTGCCATTGTGAAAAGTTGACCAGGCATACTAATTACTGCATTTACTGTGATATCCGTCATTTCCTGTGCTCCGGGAGCGAGTAGTCACCACAGCAAAGCTGCGGTATGTTTTGTGCAATAAAAAACCCGCCGAAGCGGGTTGAGTTATGAATATGGCTTTGTTTTATGCGGCGTTATTAAGAAGGTCTGGCTGCGTTATCTGCATGATGTGCTCATGCTCCAGTTTCAGCACAAGCTTCTCCTTCTTGCGCTCATTCATCAGCCGGCTACCGATTGTCCCTTTCAATTTAGAGCGAGTATCCTTGATTGCATGCTTGTGCTGCATGTCTTCGATAATCGACATTCGGCGAGACAGGTTTTCAGCCATGAAGTTAAATGCAGCGATGAACTGTTCTTTTATGCAAGTTGCAGCCTTACCAGTGAAGCCCATTACAAGCATCATCCATCCATCTTTTGTGATGTTGTACATAAGGCGCATCTCACCCTTTTTATCGATGTATTCAACGGGCTCAAAATTGAGCCGGTTAAATTCTGGTGAGCAATCAGACTCAAGGCGCTTAATGGCTCTGATTACGTTTTTGTGGGCTTTGCTGAAATATTCAGCCACTTTTAGTGACGTCGTGATAACTTTGTTATCGACAGTGAAGACCATGTCATTAAAGTTGAAAGCCGGAATAACTGACGGGTTATTCATTGCGTTTCCTTTATTTGAAATGAACCTTTGCCGCACAGGAAATCAGCCCGTCGAGGCTCGCCAGCACTAACTGACTTCCTCAAAGGCTCATTTCAAAGTGACTGGTTCGACGTGGTTTAGCGCGTGCGAGGCGCGTTTCAGATACAAAAAAGCCCCGGGATGTGCCGAGGCTTTGATGTTTGGTGTACAGTGTTAGAAAACTAAGGAGGTCACATGGAACAACAGCAAGGCTCACCGCTTTCTCTAATAATTATGATTCTGGTTTTTGTAGTGGTTGGTTTTTGGCCTGGATATAAAATATCTAAAAAGGCTGGGTTTGATTGGAAAATGGCCGTATGCCTAGCAATACCTGGCTTCAACGTTGTAGCTTGGTTTGCGCTGGCTTTCATGGAATGGCCTATTCACAAATATCTACCGAAAGACAAGAAAATTTAATGGAGTAATGCCAGGTTATCCGGGCTTTCTTTTATCTACATGGAGTGGTTATGAAACGACTGATTGTTGGTGCTTTGAAGATTTTGGTTTTTGTCGGTGGTTTTACTTTTTATGGGTTGGGGATGTATCCAAGCGTAGGAGGCGGATTTGCACTCTTCTTTCTTTCTCTGGCCCTATTGAGTGCATGGATTGAAATAAAATCAACAATCAGAAAATAGCCATCCGTGGCTTCCGCCTTACTTTCCGTCGCTGGCGCAATTCTTATCAGAATAAAGTTGCTGTAGCTTCTTGAACCTGTTTTTTGCCGCTTGCCCCTCTACTGTTTTCGCATCGCTTGTATCCATGAAAAACAGTGGGACAAGAAGAAATGCACCAGTAACACCAAGGGCTGAGTTCTTAGCGATCTGCCCGTTAAGTTCACTATCCTTTGACTTCACTAGGTTTGTCATTTCTTCCATCTCACTTACGATGGATTGGCATGACATATTAGCGTCACCAGGCTGTGACGCCTGAACCGGCATAGGAGTTGTGTGTACGCAAGCGGAAAGCAAAGATAATGCTGTAACCGCCAGTGCAAATTGTTTAATCATGATAAATCCCTTATGTTTTTAAGTAATTTAACATGATTGTAAGAAAATGTAAGCCGTCCATGGCTTTCATTTACTGCTGAGTTACCTGGTTAGTCAGTAGCGGCCTAACCGCTACTGCGGCCTGATTTAAGGCCTTTTCATAAGCTGGCGTACCTGCTTTTGTATTCGCCAGCCTGAGCATTGCATTCCTTACTGGCTTACTCTCGTAGAATCTGGCAACAGCACCATAGCTAAGCCCAGCGGCTGTCCCTACACCTCCGGTGCCGATTACGTCACTTGCCACTCCAGCGGGAACTGCAACCTGAAATAGCTCCTGCCCGGTTGGCGTTACAACCCCCGCACGTGCGGCGCGACGCGTCTGGTCGAGATAGGTAGACAAGCCATTCAGGTATTGCTGATCTGCGCCTTTAAACAGTATCCCTGTTTGTGATGACAGGCGATTAATTTCATTCAGGAACTTATCAGGACTACCACCTGATTTTTCATACGCCTTTCCAATTACAGAGGCTCTGGCAGCGCTACGGCCTTTATAGTCAAGCGAGTTATATAATTGCCTTACCTCGCTTGGCTTATTGCTGAACAGCAGGTTATTCACAACCTCAGGGGTTAGATCGCCTTTCTGGAGAACATTTTTCAGGCGGGTATTATTGACCAGTTGGGCTTCATTGGCATAAACAGCATTGGCTTGTTTATACCTGCTTGCTACCTGTGAGCCCAGCGTGTCATTAACAGCCTGGTTGACGTCATTAGTCAGGGCAGAGTAAACGCGATTTACTGCGGCCTGAGATTGATTAGGCCAGGTAACGCGATCACCTTTAACGTCCTGCCTGAACTGAGTGCGCAGGTCTCTGAGCAATCCGAAATCAGCACCTTTACTGAGCTCATCCTTGTACGTCTGCAACTTGGAAATTGTCTGCTCATCAGCCGCGCCGCCAAGCCTGGATAACCGGGTTATTTCCGTATCAATAGCAGATATGGCCTGATTTGGCGTTATGGTTCCTGCTGCCTGCATAGCATCATTAACCTGTGTCATTCGCTGCCCTGCCGCCTGTTTGACTTTGTTTGTCTGCCGTTGCAGGCTCTGAACAATCTCATCAGGTGCAGGTGAATCGAATTGCTGAGCATAACGCTGAACAAGCTCGCTACGGGCTTCTTGTTGACCGCGCCTTAATGCGCCAGTACCAGTAACGGGGACCTTCTCTCCAAGCGCCTGTGCAGATCTGCCTGTAAATGTTCCTGGCTGAACAACATCAGTAGTTAGCAAAGGCGCATCAGCCTGATTGGCAAAGTTAATGGCTTGCTGTGCTTCCGGTGCAATTTCACCTTTTAGCGCAGTGATTCCCCTTCCGATTCCTTTTGCTGCCGTAGACAGTAATCCCTGTGCGCCAAGGTTAACGGCGGCATTAGTTGCCGCATTCTGAGCAAAATCACCCTGTTGATTTGATGCCTCTGCCAGCGAGCCAAGCGCCATGTTTGGTCCTGCTTTAAGACCCGGGGTTAAATAGCTGCCTATTGCCTCTCCCATCTGCGCGTATTTGTCAGTCGGCCTGTCAACCGGGCGGTAGACGTCATCAAGTACTTTTGGGCCTCCTAATCCCTGACTGATGGCATTGATAAGACTTGCACCTCCCTGCAACACATCAAATGGAATGTTTACCAACCCACGACCAGCCTGCTCTGCAATCTGTCCAGCACTAGCCCCACCTGTGAGCCAGTCACCGGCTTGCTTCATTAACGATGGTTCTGGCTGTTGAGCTTTACCCTGGGTTTCAGGATTTGCCTGCTGTTGTGTAGCCTGGCTAGCAAAGTACTCATCAATCGCATTCCCAATATCTTCGTTACTGGTGCCGTCAGGAAAATTGAAGGTTTTGCCGTTCGCTGTAACTTCCATCATTTCACCGTGAATTGGATACCTGATTTAGACACATGAACGCCTGCTGCTGGCTGTGAATTTGTCTGAGCGTTAGTGGTAGCGTTTTGCTTTGGTGATCCGACATTGACGTTATACTGCTGGTTGTAATTGTCAGTGTACGTTTTTATGTCTCTGATTGATTGTTGAGTCGCTTCCGGGCTGGAAAAATCAACCTGGGGCATACCCTGAAAATACATTTTTGCCTCGGCTACGGTATTGATGCCGGATGCCCCCATATCCCTTGCAGCTGCAATACCCTGATTCTGCATTTTCCCTTGGATGCGCTGGGCGGCGTTAAATAACTGCCTTTGCTCTCCACTTCCAAGCCTGCTTCTTACATCAGCGCCAAGCGCTGGTTTTCCAGTACCCCCAGTTATACCTGTAAGGAAATCAAGACTCTTAGGATCTGCATTGCTGATCAGGTCTAGGTCTTTTTTCATCGCAAAATTCTGAGCATTTGTCGCCGATGAAGCTGTAGCCGAGATTGCAGCAGGTGGTACTCGTATTGTATTTCCGGCATTATCAGTTGCCTCATAAAACGCGTTCGGCCCAGCACCGTGAAGCTTGCCATTAATTGTTACTGTGCGCCCATCTGAAAGCTGTACCTGGCGGTTATCTGCTCCTGTGGTTTTTATCCCAGCAACCTGAGCAAATATCGCAGCTGCCTCTGGGTCTGATTTCAGAAGCCTGGAGTAGGCAGTAAAGTTTTTCATATCTGTAGTTGCGCCATTAGCTGAAAGCTGCGCATTCTGAGCAGATATGTTCTGTCCCCTAATCTGAATGTCCTGCCCCCTGGCCGTGAGTGATTCTCCTGCTTTATTGCTGCGTACAGTTTCCGCAAGTGAATCCCTCTGAATTTGCCTGCCTTCTGCCTTATCCTTAATGTCGAACATTTTTTCAGGACCAACAGCACCTAATGCCAGCGTAGAGGCAAGGTGAGATAATTGCTCTGGGTTATTTACGCCCGTCTTAATCATCCAGTCAGGGTCTGCCCCTATGCGCCGTAGTGCGTCTGAATTCTTGCTTACATAGCTACTAAAAGTCTCTGGACCCTGTGCAAGAGCAGTATTTACGCCCATAGCAAGGTTGCCCAAGTCATTCTTTTGTTGGGAATCAAGTCCTGCTACGGCTTTTTGTGCCTGCTCAACAAATGCTGGATTCTGCACTGCAAAATCACGCAAAGGTGCCATATCACCAGTTTTCCACGCAGTCGCATGAGCCTGATCAAAAGCTCTTTGCTGTTCTGCATGCTGCCCCTGCTGATAAGACTGCGCGATATTCCCAAGACCCTGTAACGCAGTGAGACCAGCATTATTTTGCCCTGAACGGATCATATCGTTATTCGCCCTTACAAGAGCGAGGCCATTGCTTATATCGCTCACCTGAGGGGCATTGGTATTATTGCCTCCAATTCCGGCAAGCAGTCCGCCAGAGTTGACACTTTGTTGCCACGTAGCCATGACGACTCCTTAAAACAAAGAACCAAGCAAGCCAAGGCCGCCACCGATTGCTGCACCCAGACCAGTCCCAACCCCTGGAACGATACTGCCAATCCCAGCCCCGGCTGATGCTCCTCCAAACGCCCCACCAAGCGCACTTTGAAATCCTGATGGCCTGCTGGCATTGGCTGCTGCAAGCTGAGCCTGCTGTTGGTAGAGCGCTCCGGCATTGTTGGCGTATGTCTGACCTGCATTTGCCTGCCCTTGCAGTGCGCCAAGGCCAATGTTTGCAAGGTTCTGAGCATTGCTAATCTGTCCAGCCAGCCAGTTTTGGCCTAATGTTGGGGCAATCGCAGCAAGTTGGTTGCTGGTTGCAGTAGAACCCAGCCCCCCTGTTGCTTCCTGAGATTGCAGCGTCTGGTAACGAGCCTGGTCAGCAAGTGCCCTGTACTGGTCAGAATTGTAATAATCATTGAGCGCTGAACTCTGCCCGCTAAGGGTTGAAAGTCCCTGTAACTGGCTGATGTACTGCTGCGCGAGTGGAGTGAACGGTGCCAGATTATTCATTACCGTTTGCCACTGCTGGCGCTGCAAATCGGTAGCCTTGCTCATGGCTTTGGCTTGCGCTCCTGCGCCGTTATCTCCGCCCTTGCCGCCTTTAAGGTACAGGCGATTATCGAGATGCTTACTCGCTAACTGGAAAATGAGCATGATTTTACCTATCTGGTGTGATGCGAGAGGAATTCTGTAAGTTCTTCGCGAGTTGCGCTGTAGAACGTCACATCATCGGTACCTTTAAAGTATTTGCGAATAGTGCCTACTCGTTGCAGTCCAACCATCACGCAGTAAATCTGTCCGTGCCTGAATTTTCGTGCGGCATATGACATTACGCATTGCACTTGAGTGGTGGAAAGAATGAACCTCCAGAAAGAAAGACCTATTTCTTTGCTGAATCCGCGAACTTCCGGTAGGTACATTGCATGGCAGTCAAAGGTGAATGGCTGCGCTTCGTGGTAATAGACGATGCCTCCAAACTGCCCATGCACGCTAACTTCGAAGTATTTCGTATCAGGCTTGTAGTCATAGCCGTCACCGTTGTTACTCCCGGCAATGATGCTGGGGTGATTACCAATGGACTCAATGAGGTCGATGTTGCGTGTTGGCGTGAAAATAATCATATTTACCTCAGTTCATCAGACCGTGGGTGCGCAGCATGTCTTCTAGCGCTTTGATGCGTTGCCTTGCCTGGACAAGTCCTGTTGCGATAGCGGTTATTTCTGCCTGCGTGTACGTTGCGCTTACTGAGTAGGTTGCGCTGGAGTTAAAAGCTCCGAGCAGTGCAGTACCTGTTGCCGCCGTCCATCCTGACGCTCTTGGGCCAACAACTTGAGTACCGTTGATTGCGTAATATGACTGAACGCTGACAGGTGATGCCATTGATTGCAGCGTCGTTACTGATTTGGAAACGTAATCACCCTGTATTGTGGTGATTTTGTTTTCCGCTGTCGTCATCCGGACTGACAGGGATGTGATATTCCCCTCGGCGGTGGTTATTCGGTTTTCATGATCGGTGAGTGTGGTCTCTGCTGCCGTTATTCTTGTCTCATGGCCTGCCAGTTCAACTTCGTTAGCAGTTATCCTTGATTCATGATCGGCAAGCTCGGTATCTATATCACCCAGCCTTACGTCCTGCTCTTCGTTCTTCACCTGCGCATCATAGGCACCCTGACCAGCTTCATTCGCCTTTCCGGCAACGTTAGTGAAGTCAAGTGACTGACTAAGGATGTATTGCTGATATGCAGCAGACAGGCCATCAGGAAGTGATGAGGCACTTAATGTGACCGCTGATACTCTTACTGGCTCATTCAATGACATTATTCAGTCCTTACCTGGCATCCTGATAGTGTGACGGGAGAACCGGTCACTATTCGAATTTTGAAAGCGATGTTTTTTCGCACTCTGCCTATGCGTTTCCATATCGATCTCTGGTCATAGCGGAATGGAGTGTTCCATGATATCAACTGCTCTCTGCCGTGATTAATGCCGTCAGTGGTGGCGGATATAAACATCCGCTCTGCCAGTTGTGCCACACCAGTGGATGACTCAAGCTCAAGGTCAAATAACCGTGCATTGTCTGCTTTGAATAACGGCGTATACAATAGATGCTCCTGCCTCTCACCATACTGACTGGATACGTCGAATTTGCACTGCCCTGTCACTGCGTGAAACTTGTCACCGCAGGTGATTGTGTTTCCCTCATAGAAAAAGTCGATAGCTCGATATACGTCATCGGCGAGACCAGTCTTCAATACTGACCACTGAGGCCCGTTCTGGCTTGCTGCTGCGTCATATACCAGCACGTGGTTAGGCAGGTGGATAATGAGCAATTCATGCGAGTCGAATCGCAGAGACTCCATCACCCCAGTAGCAAGCTCATCTGCGGGGTATGAGCGGATTATCTTCTCAATACTGGACGTGGCGATTATTTTAACCTGACCTGATTCCATCAGGTAAACTGACGGCGCTCCGGTTGCAGGATTGCTGATAATGGCGAATGCATCAAGATACTGACATTTGCAATGCGTACCGGCGATGCCCTTTGGAACAAAATATGACGGGTTGTTTACATAAATAGCCGAACCCGCAGTAGTTGCCCCGGTAATGGAGAAAAACTCAGTGGTTGATGTACCAAAACACACCACAAAATCACGCCAGGCCCCCATCCCTATAATTCCATCAGGCTGGGATTCAGCACGATATTCAGCGCTATTTCGGTCTGGATGAGCTTCATCTTCCAGGTCAGAGACAAAGAATGAATCCGTGCCATCTTTTGACCAGATATATCGTCCTCTAACGCGGATAATGTCTCTTGCTGATCCAATTTCATAGCGGGTATAGTTGCTTGATGCAGGCCAGTTTTCCATAACCTTTGTAGAACCGTCATACCGGTACATAACAATCTGGCCTTCCACTATTACTGCCTGACTTGTGCGGCTGTGCGCCATTGAAACGCGACCTATACCACCAACATTTGCAATCAGATCGCTGCTCTTATACAAACCTCCTCCGCAAACGCGATATACAGCACCCTGAGCAATGTTGTATTCAGCACCACGTGATACACCACTCACATCATCACGCTTCTCTATGCCAGGGAATGAGCGCATATAACCTGCCGCGTTTAGCACCTCTTTGGGTGTTGCCAGCAGGTTTACAGGAAGGTAGTCGATGTAGTCAGCATTCTGATAATCCTTACCAGTTCCCTTCATCAGCGGGAGTTGTTGAATCGGCATCTTGCTGTTCTCCTGGGAAGAAATGCCAGCCGTTCAGGGTGGCAAAGCTGTTTCCACTGCCAATTGGCATGCGATTTGGATATGGTGAACGCGTAGCTCGCGCAATGGCAGTTTGCTTATACAAAAGTTCTTTGCCATTTCTCGCTGTGGTGATTATTTTTGCTGTTGCTTCAAGTGCATAATCAGGCGCTATTCTGCATGCAAGATTGTGGATGACAGCACTAACGGCTCTTGACCTAAGCCCGTGTTCATCACCTTCTGCTGGCGGATTATCAGGGTCGGCAAACTCATAGCCTGTGATAATACCTTTCCCGTCCTGATACCACTCAGCCATCATTGATTCGAGGTCATCAACCGCATCCTGAATTGATTGCGGTTCGACATCGGTAAGGGCGGCGTCTGACGCGATTCCTAATTTACGTAGCGCGGCCCTTACCAGATCGCCTTTAGTTGCTATCAGCATCTTTATCCGCCTTAGGTTTTGGCCCCGGCTTTCTGCGCTCTCTAATCTCAGGCTCAGGCTCAGGCTCAGGCTCAGGCTCAGGTTCAGGCTCAGGTTCAGGCTCAGGCTCATCAGGAGATTTCAGCAGGTCATCAGGATGCGCAAGCCATCCCGCATCCAGATATTCCTGCAATTCATCCTCATCGATGATTTCCCAATCGTAGGGAACGCCTTTCCATACCTTGTTTTTACCTTTCCGATATACCATCTGTGTCATTACGCGCTCCAAAAATAAAGGGGCAGAAGCCCCTTGCTTTATTACTGGTCAGCCAGGCCCACCCCGATTGATTCAGGGCGGGTGGCATTGACGCCATACCACACTGCAATACGGCACAGGCCGGACAAAGTGCTGATATCACCCTGCGTTGCGAAGATGCCATTCAGACCCACATCAGGAATGCTGAAAGAGGTAGTTTTCATACCAGCAAACAGTTCGTGGTTAGCCGGGATTGGCTGGCTTACGATACGGATTGAATCATCAGCCCAGAACACGTTTGTACGCGCTGTTGCGGTATTCAGCACGTTAACTGCCATGGTGTTAGCCAGAGACGTATTGACGTTGGCATAGGCCCGCTGCTCAGGAGATAGAGCGGTATCGTCCAGTGCGATCGGTTTCGGAGTGATCTCAATATGAGTGCCATCAACAACACGAACAACAGAGAATGTTGCGTCGTGGGTGAGAACGTTCTTCGCCATCTGTGATAAGAATTTCACTCCGGTAAAGCTGATTTTATCGCCGCGTTTCAGTCCGGTAGTGGCTGACAGAGTTACGGTAGCCAGACGATTGTCTACGTTTCGTTTGTTGCCGTCAGCATCCAGGTCCCATGCAACGGGCTGGAATTTTTGTGCGCCACTAACAGTCAGTCCGGTAGCAGTTGATGCCGTCAGAGTTGGCAGTTTAGGAGAGCGAAGCACATCATCAAATCCAGCCACCTGACGTTGAATCGTGCCGTCTTTGTATGCATCTTCCGGAATTCGACCAAACATGTCGCGGTTAATCAGGTCATGACCTGCCGACTTGTAGTCTTTCGGGTTAAAGAAGTAAGACAAACCGGAATCGCGGTTCAGCTCGCGAGAAAACATGATTTCTTCTGCGTCTGCAACGAAATCCCATCCGCTACCAGCAGTTGTGCCGATAGGGTCAGAACTGGTAACGACCAGAGAGCCCATTTCAGCCGCCAGATTGGCAATTTTCACTTCACAGTTACTTGCCAGTTTCTTAGCTGCTGAGTTAATGCGACGGCGATATGACGTTTCATCACGCAGATCGTCCGCACGCAACTGGAAGAAATCGTTATCAGGCTCGCCCAGGCTTACCGGAACGTTAAGCTCCAGAATGCCAGTTGCCTGTCCGCTAAGATCCCACCCCTCCTGAGTAGGAGACTCCTGCTCTACAGGCATCCAGATGGTATTGCTGGAGCGCTGCATTTCAGCAGCAGGAGGGGTGTATTTGCTCGATTTCTGTGCCATCGGCGTCAGACTGGTGATAGTTTCGATCACCTCATCAATTGCCAGCGTCACCATTTGACCTTCGTTAAGAGCCATTATCGAATTCCTTGTAATTGTTTCTTAATCTTGCGGTAAGTCTCCACATCGCCCTTACTTGCCGCTGCATCCATCTGTTTCTGTAGTGCAGCTTTATTGGCCGCAGTTACATCTCCAGTAACAGGAACATCAGCAGCAGGAGCGGAGGAAACTTGCTTACCGCGAGGTTTGAGAGTTAAACGTTCAGATAGTCGAGTGAGTTCAATCAGCGCTGACTGCCCATCCATCGCCAACAACTGGCGGGCTTTCTCCGGGTTAGAACCCAGGTGATATATGATCGCCGCAGACTTCTCAGGGAAAAGACGCATGATGTCCACGCCAACCTGTGGCGGAACAATCTGCATGAATGCCTCTTCCTTCTCCTGGTAATCAGGAATATTGAGTTTTTCTGCTGCGTCATAGTGCTTACGAGCAGCATCGACGTATTGCGCTGATTGCTGAGTAAACTCCTGAGTTTTACGCCCCTGCTCAGCCACGGCATTACTGCGAGCATCCTGAGCTTTCACAAGCCATTCGTTATTGGCCTGCTGGAATGCTGCAAGTGCACGAGTCTGGTCGTATTCATATTTAGCCATGGCTTCATCAGAGAAGAAGTCATTAGCATTTGGCTGGGGAGGTAACTCAGGGTTTACCCGGATGTTCTCCGGCAAATCTCCGCGCTTGACTGCTTCTGCCTGTGCTTCAAGCTCACGCTGACGCTTGCGCTCAAGGCGACGCTGTGCAAATTGCGCGTTAGTTGCCGGGTCTTGTTTTTGCTTCGTCTCATCGTCTTTCAGGACAATCTCAAATCCGGAATCATGCACACCCTCTTCACTGGCATGTGAATTAGTATCGACTGCGGATGCCGCCGCATTATCGACGTGCACGACTTGGCCCTCAGAGCCCTGAGTTTCGGTGGTATCGAACATAATTAACTCTCTCTTATTGAGGTGTCTCGGCTACGCTGCCGGAAGGTGAATTTTGTCTCTGCGATTGCAGGATGTTGGCAATATCCATGCGCTGTTTATGCGTCTGGTCATTGCCTTTGAGGAGTAGCTCAGCATTGGCGCGAGCGTCTTCGCTGCGGTTTTGCTGGAATGAAGCAACTGTCTTGATGAACTCTATAAACTCGGATTGTTTATTGAGGTCCATGTTGTTGAATATTTCTGCAATTTTCGCTGAATTAAGCTGGTTTTGGGCTTCAACTTTAGCTGCGTCGATTTGCAGTGAAAGCGTCTGGTTCTGAGCTTTAGCAAGCTCTGCCTGACCTTGCAGAAGAACGCCCTGTGCCTGAACCATTGCCGGGTCTTGCTGGCCTTGTTTGGCCTGCTGAGATTCAATGAGCCATTGCTGCTCCTCTGGCGTTTCAGGTCGCTTGGCTCCCATGATGATTAGCTGTTTGTTAGCGTAATCACGCATAAGCTCAACTCCTTTACCATCCAGCAATGTGAAATACTGGAGCAACAGGAGTTGATACTCAGGAGTACCCTGCTGGGTTTTACCAAGCAATTCAAGAATCTCTGCACGGTTCTGCTGTTTCATGCTCTGGAATGACGGGCCAACATCTGTGTAGCACTCATAACGACCACGAATGTCGTTGAGAACAACACGTTCGCCAGTTGTCAGATCAACCATCTCAGTAAGCAACTGAACTTCTTTCTCGCTGCCATCTTCAAGGGTGACCGTCACGGTGCGAGGAACGTCATAAAGGTCATTTACCATAGACTGGTATATTTCACCGTCACGGCGCATTGCGGTAGCCAGGTTATCCTGGAACACATACGTCTCCAGGTCGGAGCGCATGTTTAGCTGGTTTACAGTGTCAAATGCTACCTGCCCGCCGTTTACCGCTTCTGCATCAACTCCAAGAGTGGCAACCTCCTTCACTGCATTGGTTGCCGCCTCAAGCATGTATGCGTTTGCTTGAGGTACTTCCGGGCTTTCCATGTACGCAATAGGCGTTGGAGGAAGGTCTCCGCTATTCTCATCAGTGCGGTTAATCAGGTAGTAAGGGTACGCATCGGTGCCGCTATACATATGCTCATATCCGGAGATCTGCTCCGAATAAAAGAATGGTTTCTTCTGCGGGTTACGGGCAACTATGTCAGCGTTGAATGACATAATCATGTTGCGCAGTCGCTGCCCGTCTTTGGTCAGCCTTACGACGCCTTCATACACCTCTTTGCTTTCTACAAATCCCCACTCGCCATAGCAAGGAACAATTGGGATGTGTTCACCTGCAATAAGCTGCTTGTCTTTGTAGATATCAGACGAAGACAGAATTGTTTTATATACCCGGCGACGCTTAATCTGACGTTCTGCAACCTTGATGAATCCACGGTCTGCCAGTTCATCAATCACATCTTTAATATCGCGTTTGAAATAGCTAACAGGCTCGCCTGTGATAGGGTCTTGGTAGATAAATGCTGTCTCTTTCTTCTCTTCCACCTCGTAGAATTCAGCGATGTGGATAGTGTCCTGAGTTATCCATGGGAATACCCAATCGTTCGGACTCTGGAAGCCGGGGATATTGTCATCATCAAGACCATTTTTCTCTGCGTAATCCTCCCAGCCTTCTTTGCTCATCGAGTGAATTATGGTGCAGTGACGAGCATCAGACTTATCCATCTGCTTGCTGTTACTGTCCCAAATCACACATGAACAGGCAGAGTGAATGGGCTCTCGACGGATAATCTGATTATTACTGGTAGGGTCCTGGTCTTCATATTCAGTGACGATGCGCCAAGCACCTACGCCTGATTCGATTTGCTCACGAACAGCGACGTTTACCGCTATCTTTGCTGAGTTGTGCCGCATATCTGTACGGTACATTCCCATCAAAGTATCCGCGGCATCTGGCCCTGCTTTGTCTTTAGGGCGATACAGCACATCAATAGGATTCTGGCGCATCTCTGCTACCAGTTTGCGCACTACCGGGCGCACTACATCGAACTGTCCCCGATACTGCAATGTGGTGTACTGGTTTAGCCAGTCGTCCCATTGAGAGACTCGGGAAAAGAACAGATCATTCTTCGCCTCGGTTCTGGCTTCATCTCCGGCTGTCCAGTCTGCATCGAACTTGCACAGAATGCTCTCCAGCCTGTTTTCGTTGTCAGCCATTATCGTCCTCTGGAAACTGGTCTAATCGGTGCGGGTATTTTCTTTTCTTTCGGTTTCTTGATGTCTCGCATCATCCTGGAGAATCTGCGCATCATGTAGCCATACCGCGTTGCGGATAGTACGTCATCGTTGATTTTCACGATTTTCCCATTCTCATCGCGGTGGTAGAGACGGAACTCGTCAAAGAAATCTTCGCAGGTATTGAAGATGCGGAATCTACCTTCAATCATCAGGTCCCTTATCTCAACTATCCCAGGCTCTACTGCGTTTCCACCATCGGGCCATGTTGCATGCTCAGTCAGCATAAGGAATCCAGCATCGGCATACTGTGTACGTAGCTGCTCACCACCACCCTTCTCATGCTGATGTCCATCGTGAGGCCATGCTACAGGTATCTTTTGGCTCCATGCCTTTACCGCACTCCATGCCTCTGTTGCCGTCTTTTCTTTCTTCTTCCAGACGCGTGCGAGATAGAAAACATCCTCGTCTTTATCCCACCATAACTGGATATGTGCCTGAGGGTGGTCCCACCCAAAGTCACAGGCGTTGATGACGTAGAAATGGTCAGGACACTCGAATGGCTGGCACTTAATGGTTTCTTCCGGTATCTGGAAGATGCGACCGCTGCCCATTGTTGGGATGCCACGTGCGCGGGCTTCTCGCTCATGCTCAGGATATGAGGCTACAATCTGTTCTTTCTGCTCATCCGTGTAGTGATCGGCATCGTAGATTGTCATGGTGACAACCTTCTGAGCCTTACTCGGATTCTTTATGAACTTGGTAACGACATCTGACATACCCATCAGCGGTGTAAATGTCAGTAGTGAGAATTGCCCGTACTTGTTAGTACGTGTCAGGCCTTCTCCATAGATGCTGTAAGGCGGCTCTTCGTCAAACCATACTCCATGTATAGTGTCACCCTGCCAGCGTGCACGCCCTTGTGAGTACGGCTTGAAATAGCAGATAGACATGCCATCAACAACACCATCGGCGTTATGATGGCGGACAAGAATATGGTCTACCAGGTTGGGATAAAACGGAGACTTTTTCCAACTGATGATGTCTTCTTTCGGTATTGAACCGTAACCTGGCTCATCGTTCTCTTCAATTCGACCGCAAAGAATACGCTGAGTAGTTTTTGTTACAGTCTCGTTGGTTTCTCCCCCGACCCAGAATACAACTGGCGTATTGAATCGTTTTCCGTTCCATTCACCGCCATACATCCCATCATCAGGGTAACCATTTGTGCCAGGGTAACGTCCTGTAAGGTGAAATGCTACTTCCGCCCCGCCAGTGTATGACTTACCAAGCTGGTTACCGGCCATGAAGCACCGTTCAGGGTATTCTGAACCTGCATCTATGAACTCTCGTTGTTTTCCGTAAGGCGTATATTCAAACAACTGATGGGTATTGCGGTACGCTTCTTCCTCTTCCAGCAATTCGAGCAATTCTATCTGCTCGTCTTCGCTTAATTTGTCGAGAACAGCATCAATTTCTTCCACGGTTGAAAAGCTCCTTGATGCGGGAGCGCCGCTTGTCGCGATCTCCCTTATCAGGTGTCACGTCTTCAACTTGCGACTGCTCTTTGAGGCCCAGGTCACGGGCTATGATGTTGGCATTCAGCAGATCTGCTGCTGCTCCGGAGAATTTCTGGTCGTAGATTGTTTCTTCTGCTCGCGTAGTGACGTAATTAAAATCTTCACGAGCCTTATACAGAGCCCATGTTGGCTTTGTTATGTCGAGGAACAAAAGCAAGCCTGTAATAGTCATTGCGCGCATCTTGGCGATGGGCTCTTGCGTAACCTCTCCCTGATATGCGAACGCCTTCATCTCCCATAATGGGTTTTTCTCCACCCACTCGAAGTACTCACAACATGCTGACCACAACGCCTCAGGCGATTCGAATTTAGGGTTTCGCCCGTGGCTGCTGCGAGCCTCCCAAAATCGATTACCCTTTGGAGCGGCCATATCTGTTTCCTCGTTAATCATTATCAAGCCCACCCGTAGATGAGCTTTGGAATGGAAAGCCGTTGTGAAATGGGCTCTCAAAACCACAAATTTGTGGTTATGCTGCCAGGCGGTGTTGTTCTTCAATCAGCGGCAAGCGGTGATTACGGTCAAACAGACCTTTCAGCGCCTCTTTGCGTTGATCGAATGTCCAACCCATTGTGATAAATACGGTGTCCGCTCTCTGTAATTCAGTAATGGCTCGAATCTGTTCAGCGGTAAGGTAATCGCGAATTGCTTCATCTTTGCCGATGTCGTTTTCTTTGCGGAATCTGGCAGACGGCTTGCCTAACACGATTCGGTTGATCATGTCGGCTTCATTGCTGAAATGGTAATGCTCTGGCGCTTTACCTTCCGATTCTTTCAACCGCTTAATGGCGTCAGTCATAGGCCGGTATTCAAGCCTTGCCACTTCCCGTTCAGCCCGAATCGCTGCTTCTTTTTTGGCTAACTCACGATACTGGATAAAGCTATCTACCAGCCTGACCTGTCCGTCTTTTGCTTTATCTCCGCCGATGAATGGCATCGCAATCAGGAATCCGCGTTCGGTTAGCTCATAGCAGGCGATTTCTTTGTTTTGCTTACTTATGTAAGAGGAGGCTCTGAAATCGGAGGCTCCTAAATGCCCGGATGCGATGAGTGAATCTATGCTACTCATGACGCGGAAATGTTCGCGACCAAACTCCTTGGCTACAACATCGGTGTTAACAACAGGAACACCATTAACTTGCTTAATGAGATTCTTCATTGCGATTACCTTTTAGAAAATGAGCCTGTCCACCAGGAAGTGCCGCCCGAGAGAGTCCGCCGACTATAACGACATTCCTCAGGCTCACTTACTGAAAGGCTCTCGGTGGAGATAGCGCGGGTGGATGCGCTGGTCTGGAGCAATAAAAAAGCCCAGCCATTTCTGACTGAGCTTTGATGATTCTTGTCGCAGCGTTCGCTCTGCTTTTCAGCGGTGCTCGGCTACTTACGGCTTGCCCGTCAGCCAGATCGGATCACCATCCTTGCGGGGTACACAATCTATTTATTTGGTTATCACGCCAGCATCCTGACCTGCACGGATATAGTCTTGCAGCGCTTTCAGTTTTTGCTGGTCGCTGATGATTCCGGCGCGGATATCGAGAATGTTTCGTCCAGCTTCTGGAGAGATTTCGACGCTGGCTGCATTGTCCAGGCTGCTGGCGCGTTTAGCTGTATCTGCTGCGAGCTGACAGGTTGCAAGTTTTGCGTTTGCGAACCGCAGGCGCTGATTGCCAGTGGTAATGTCATCACGCAGAGCCTGATTTTTAGCGAGAGCATCGTTTAGCTCCTGGGTGTTTTTCTGGTCGCTGGCTGAGACAGTTTTTGCGAATGTTTGCTGCTTTTGTAGCGTATCGACTGTCTGCTTAGTGGCTTCGTCGCTAATCGCTTTTAACGCATCAGAGTGCTGTTTGTTCAGCGTGGCAATATCAGCGGTGAATTTATTGTCAGTCACCCACCATGAAGACCATGCGCCAAGCAAAGCGCCCAACAGCAACGCAATCCCGCACCACTTCCAGCCAGGCTGAAACAGTGAGGTGATATTCATTTTTGCTGGTCTGCACTGGTATCAGTTCCGGATGCCGTATCAAACTGTTTGATAGCGCGGGCGATGATGCCGCACACAGATACGCCAGCGACGATGTAGCCGAGATATTGCGCCGGGATGAGTGCTTTCACACTATCCGGAATTTGCTCCCACACGGAAGCAACCAGCGCCAGCACAGCCAGAATGCGAACTGACCACATTTTCCACAGTTGCGGAAGGTTATCGATGAATTTCATTTTCCCACCAGGACGCTTTTAGCGACGCTATAACGAGCTTTGCGATCATCCAGACCGTTAGTCCCGCCGTTGATACGTTTTGTCAGTCCGACAATGTCATCTTTGTCTGCAAATGAATTGCAGTTGTTAACACTCCAGAACCAGCCAGCAGAACGAGCCGCATTCTGGTCCAGAAGCAATAAATCAGGATTGTTTACGAGGTCGAGGCCAAGCGCTTTACCGCAGGCATCATAATTAGCGCGAAATGTGACCTGTTTCAGTCCGCGACCCCGATACTTCCAACCATCACCTGGTTGTGTGTTGCCGTAACGACCGCCGTATACGATGTTGGCAATATCAGCCTGTCGCGCCGGAGATAATGCTAATTCACCAGGCTTGCGTCCGAGCTTTTCTCTTTGAGCAGCAGTAAGGCGATCACCAAATATGAGCAGCCCGGCAACTGAATAATTCAGCGATTCTACAACTGAGCGCCAGCCGTTCGATTCAGCGCCAATCTGTGCCAGGAAATGCGCTTCACGCAGCGGCGTATTGATGCCGAACTCATCCATCACTTTGATGATGTGCGGATACCACTTGTCAGCCAGAGATGCGCTAATCCCGGTAGCGCGGGTGAACTGGTCTTTGGTCATGATTCACCTCAGAAAGAGACTTCGCGCTGAATACGATTGACTGGCTTTGGTTGCTCAGAGCTTGGTATTGCCTTGCCGTCCGGCGTGATAATCACAACACCAGGCGAGTTTTGCGCGGTTGAGTTAGCCAGTTGTTGTTCGGCTTTTAATGCCCTCATCTCTGCTACTGTTCGCTGGCGGTTCATGTCACTGACCAACTTCATTGCATCGTCGCTCTTGCTCATTGAGTCGTTGAGCTGATTGCAAAGAATCGCGGTCAATACCAGAAAAACAATCGGCACGAAATCGATAATATATCGCCCGATTCTCAATTCAGTTCTTGCCATAATCATCACCATTTTCATTCTGGCTAAACCACGGCAGCTTCTTTAACACCGCAGCGCCCTGCCAACCGGCAGCGCCACAGCCCATCCCAAGAATATAGAGCGACCATTGTTTATCCAGGCCATAAAGCGCCATCATAGTCCCAGCGAAGATCGACACGACCATATGACTGGGCAAGGTGACTTTTTCACTCTGCGGGCGGATCTGATACTTTGCCAGTGAGCCGAGCACGGTCATGATGAGCGCGAGAAGCAACGCCGGAAGTATTTCCGTGTTTGCCATTGCGTAGTCTCCACCATGCGGTGGCTAATGAAAGTCAGAGCCGGAAAGTATCCAACTCTCAAATAAAAAACCCGCCACGGCGGGAAGGGGAAAGGTATTGGACGCAATAAAAAAGCCACCGCGCAACTTAAGAGTCACTAACGGCAGCTTATGCATTTATAATTGCTCAATTGCTCAACGATGTCAACACGTTCTACGCAACATGTTTAATTTTATCGACACGTTTGCGGTTATTGAACGCATTTACCATTGGTTGATAGAGAAGGAAGAGTGAAGCGTTGAGTATTTCATCCACTTCACGACGACAAGTGATTAGCGATGGCTTGCGAATTCTTTCACCACCTCTTCCTGTCATTTTGCGAGGACTTGCGACCTTGTGATAGTAGGATGATATGGAGTACCTGGATGAGCCGTGAGCGTAGTAGCTGAGAATGATGCCAAAAGCTTTTTTGTCGATGAGCAGGACGGAATCTACGACCTGAGAAATCAACATTCCATCATCATCATTGCACATTGGCCTGGTTAATATCCTTCCCGGCTCTGCGCTCTCCATAAACTTCGCTATAACGCTGCTCATGCGTTTTTCCAGTCTTCCTGAGTAAACCCATGCGCCCCATAGCTCAAGCCATCCATTGAGCCATTCATGCTGGTCATTTGTGAGTTTTAATTCACGTATGCTCACGCTACCTCCGGGCCATCAGGCTTATTCAATCCCAGGCGATTAACCAGTTCTCTCCTCGCCTCCTGCAATCTGTTTCTGGCCTCTTCATTAGCCTGCAATGCTGCATCAATTGTTACCAGTTGCTGTCTGTCAAACTGGCGTTGCTGTGCAGATGTGATAGGTGTGACGGTGCTCATTTCTGCCACCTTAAAGCTGCTTCAAGCTCAGATTGTGGAATTGCTCGTAGTGTTTTCAGTTCATCGCCACGCAGGTTTCTGACGCCCATAAAAACCACACCTGATGGCGTCTTAACTGCGTGAACATTTCTTGCTCGATACATATTCAGAAGCGAAAGCGTGTTTTGCGTCGTCATGCTGGCTCTCCCACTAATGAATCAAGTTGTCGGCGTAGCATCTTCAATGCGCCGTCAGGGAATGGTTGTTTGCAAAGGCCGTTGAAGATGCTTCTGACCTGTCTGTCGGTTAGTTTGGGGAGTATCTGCCGCACTGTTTCGCGGATGGTTGCGTTGATTTTCCTGCCGTCGAGCTGCGCGAACTTAACAGCCAGCTCCACAGTCACAAGCGCATCAAGGTACTGCTCGCATGCTTCTCTGCTTACACCTGTCATGCTGCCTCACTCCTGTTGCTGATTAACTCGCGAAGCAAAGCCCTGTAATGCGCTCTAATCGCATCCAGTTCTTCGCGGGTATATCGATGGGGGGTATTGTTGTTTTCAAGCGCCTCAACGCGTTCTGCGCCGATTTTGGCTATGAGATTGATGCGGTACGGACCGATAGCTCCTGAGTGATGCACATTGCATGCTGCACATTGGCTATGGACGTTATCCTCATTGAACCTTAGTTGTGATGCCGCCGCCGTTGTCCGGTAATGCCCTGCGTGGTAGCTGATGGCTGTTGTGCTGCCGCAGCTAATACAGATATCCCCATCTCTGGCTCTGATGTAATCGTTAAATGCTCGCTGGGTCATGCTCATCCAGTGGCTTAACGGTTTCACATTGGCTTTTCTTTCCCGCCACTTCGCACGCTCAGCTTTATCGCGCTTGCTCTTCTCGCATTCAGCATTCTTCGCATCCACGCGGCGATTGAATTCGAGTGCGCATTTGTAGTTGTGGCAGACTTTCTGGAGAGAACTTCGTGGGATGTATTCAGTAGAGCAGATGGGGCAAATTTTAGGCTTCGGCTGCTTGATGCGCCGGGACATATTCCCTCCAGTGCTTAACCATAATTGAGTACGGAACGCGCAATTTAATACCGTGTGCGTTGGCCCATTGCTGAACGCCAGATGGTGGTCTGTTGATGGCGGAAGCTATAACTTGCAACGGTACTTTCCCAGCTACGCGAGCGATGTAATCTTTCTCCAGCTTGCTGTAAGGCTTGTTTGGGTTAATCGGTAGGGCCATCTTCATCCTCTTCACGCATTTCGCTATTGGGGTCTGCGTACAGCAAAACAGCGCACGTATCGCAAACATGACATTCGACAGGAGCAAGCCGTATTCCGCACTGGAGACAATATCCTGCGCGGTGATTACTCTCTGACTGGTATTGCTGGATAGATTCAGGGGTTAGCATGGTTGGCATCCTGCATCATGAGGAAGACAATCATGGCGGCGCGGAGTGGGTTTTTGTGCCATGCGCTTGCGTAGTTATCAAAAATATCTTCCCTGCCTAAATATATTTCAGCCTTCCACTCATCATCAGCACATCGAGGAGATAGCATTATTTTGTTCTCAAAAATGATCTGCCATGCGTCGGCTGGGTTGTTGCATGGGTTAAACTTATTCCCGTTTGAAACTTTAAAATCGCCTACCCAATACGCACTTGTTTGCCAGATTGGCCCTAATTCAGATGGGGAAAAACAAGCGCCGAATGAATCTTCTGACTCAGGGATAAAGAAATGCATATCAATATCCAGAGCGATAACCACGCGTTTGTTAATCTCAAAATCACTCAATTTAGAATAATCAGTCATATTTCCTCCTGGCGCGCATGCGGTCCCATCTCACCTGGACCAGGTGCGCGGTGTAATCGAATGAAGGTATTTTGGATGGCGGTACTTCTGGCTTGCGTTTCTTGCGGTGGGTGACGCGGAATATCAGATTGTCTAAGGCTAACTGTGTGATGCTTCGTCGCTGTCGCGCCATACGTCCTCCTGTGTTTGAGGTAACGGCATTTGACCGACTGGCGTCCTTTCACAACGGATACACCACCGGAACCAGTAAGATTGCCCGGGACGAAACCGGATATCTTCTTTTCGCTCTCCGCAGCGGTAGCAATGTTTCATGCGACCACCTTGAGCGTTGCAGGCCTCATTCTGCTTCTGCCGTATTTCATCAGCGTATCGCGATCAACAGTTGTCATTCGGCAATCGCCAGCGCGTGGGTATGGATGCCAGATAACCAGCATTTGGCCTTTGTTATTCCCGGACACCGGTTTGCCAGTTGATGCGCTCAGGAATGCCAGCCGACCGCCAGTAATGAATCTGACCTCGTGCGCCGTTTTGATAGCCTCAAGAAACCAGCCAACGGAACAATCGGCATTGAGTAGCATCACGCAGCCTGTCCAGTTATCTGCATTTTCCTGGGCTGCCTTCTTCACGAAAGGCATCGGGTGGCTATAAGGCGGGTTAAGCCAGACATAACCGGGAATATCCGGCATTACTGATTGCCATGGCGTTTTAAGAGTGTCCTGCGTTTCAGTGATATGGCTATAGCAAAGGCGGTTCTCTGCGCTTGCGGCTGCATCCATCACGAAACAGAACTCAGCATTCAGAGCGTGGAATATCTCTGGCGGCGTTCGCCATAAATCCTTCTGCTCTTTCGGTGTGTTTGATTTATCGGTCATGCTGCTTTCCTTCCTGAGCGTTGAAACCATTCAATTTCCCGCTTTGAATCCTCACTCCACCGCACGTTTCTTTCAGCTCCAAACCAGAACATGATTTCGATAAGCTCGGTCATGTTGGCCTTGCGCATCTTGCTGGTACGAACTCCGAACATCACAATGCCGCCGTCAATGCCGGGTGCGCTGCGATGTTCCTGGTTCTTTGTTTTTAGCCAGAGAGCAGTAAACAGGTCTTTCCAGTCAGCCTCGTCATAGCGCTTTCCATGCCAAAGCACCTGGCGCGACACATCCTGTAGCATGGGCCACATACGGTCGTTTTGTGCTTTGCTTCGCTTGGGTTCTTTAACGTGGACTTCGTGTGGTGACTTGGCGTCGATGGGTAATGCGAGAATGGTGTCTATGGCGTTATTTCTGATTGCTTCGCTGCGAAGCTGGTATGTCTGCTTCATCTCCCACTCTCCGTTCCCATGCTAATGCGGCTTTAACCTTTGATGATTCTTCTGGCCCTTCCGCGCCGCAGTTCCCGCAATAAGCAAAGAACCACCGGGCATTGCTATGGGCGACAATGCCAATATCTCCGCTTCCGCAGAATGGGCATGGTTTTGATAGGCTCATCTCACTTCTCCTTAAACGGCTTTTACAGTGCTCACTCTCCCACCTCCATCAGCTCATCGGGAATGTCTACCGTGTCACCAAGACGCTTGAGCACTTCATCAAGCAATGCGTTATATCCAGCGATGTAACCGGACACTCCAGTGTTTTCCTGTGTGAATGACACGCTGAGGAATTTCACTGCGTCGTCCATTGTGAGTTTCTTCGGAAGCAGCTCTGCTGTTTTAACTTTCATACGCGCACCCATCCTTTTCCAGCAATGTTAGCAACCAATCCTTTCTTGCGGAGCGATTGCATTCTTCGGTCGATAACCTCAATACCTTTCACCTCATCACGGTACTTAAGCCAGATATCCCAAATTGGTGTCGGGTGCTTGTTTAATATCGCCAAAATTCCACAATCCATTTCTTCGTATTTTTTAACTTTCACGATTGACTCCTCACTGCAGTTCTTCAAACTTATAATCTTCGTCATGAATTACCTCGTCATGCAGGTAAACCATCCCTCCCTCAATCATAATTACGTCACCGTACTCGTCCTTTTCTGGCTCCAAATCCCTTTGGCAGAAAGGACAGTAGTGAGTTTTACTTTCCGCACTCATCGTCTCATCTCTCTCAGTAATTTATTGAACAGGGCGGTCGCACCACGATTTATCGTCGTGAAGCTCTTTGCAGCGAAGCCAGATGCAGTCGTAAACGAATGGGATGAAAGCGTTGAAGAACTCTTCTCATTGTGACTTTCGGAAACCAGTTGCCTCGTCTACCATCGCCTCAATCGGCGTTCTGCGAACTGGTGGGCGGGTTACGCCATAAAGCCGCTCGAAGTTTTCGATAAGCTCCAGCTCTTCCAGGCAGATTTCGAGCACCGCAGTGAATCGTGGGTTAGTGGCCAGTAGCAGCTTAATTTGTGCAGGTAAGCTCATACCGCTCTCCCGTAGAAGCTCAGCACTCGTTTCATTGCTTCGCTGTTGCGGCATTGGGTGAAAATATCTGGGATGTTTGTCGGCATTTCTGGCAACTCGATATCCTCTTGCGTCACCTCATCAGCCGGAAAGACTTCTGCATCTCCGACCGCTGTATACAGATAGCTTCCTGACTTACCATGCTTCACGAGCTGATTTAGTCGCACCATTTCGCATATCTGACTGGCGATGCGCTGATAGGTCACGCTCATCATGTCGGCTATTTCCTTGCCACTCAGCGGTCCATATTTACGCAAGGTATTTGCTATCTTCTGCCGGACGGTTCCCGCTCTCCTCCGCATCTCCTGGCTACGCTTATTACCCGCCGCTCCACGCGCTGTCATGTACTCACGGCCGCCATTTTCAAGCCACAGGTTGAAATCTTCCTGGCTCGCAAAATGACCAATAGCAACCTGGGAATGTATAGCGCCAAGCTCCCTGAGTTTCGCCAGTTCAGTGCGAACGGAGTTTCTGGATACGTTGAGCTTTTGGTGGATGGTGTCGGTGGTTACAGGCTGGTTTTCTTTGATGCAGGCGATGATTCGTTTTTTAAGTGAGTCCATCATTTTCTCTCCCGGTAGCTATCCCAGGTGAATGACAATGTGCATCCTCCGCCATCGTTCATTCGGTCAATTACACGCTCACCGATGAATGCAGCCAGTTCATCTTTGGTCTGATTGCTTATCAGGATGGTGGGCTTCATTCGCTCATAGCGAGTGTTGATGATTTCGAACATAATCAGCTTCTCAGCATCACTTCCGAACTGGACGCCAACCTCGTCAATAATCAGCAGGTCAGGCCTGGTGAAATAACGGATCACATCATCTTCGGTGCGTGTTGAGCCTTTGGACCATGTTGACTTGTACTCTCTCGCGATTTTCAGAGCTGTAGTAAATACGGCGGAACTCTGGTGTTCAGTGATTACATGGCGGGCTATGGCAAGCGCCAAATGATTCTTCCCTGTGCCAGGCTTACCGCACATGACAAGGCCGCCACCTTTTTGCAGACGTTCAGGCCATCGACTGGCATACGCCTCGCAAACTCTCAAAGCTCGCCGTGCATCGTCGTTTACCGGTTCATAGTTCTGCAAAGTGCAGCTCTCAAATCTGGCAGGGATGTTTAACGAATCAAGGAGAGACTCAATATTTCTTTTGCGAGCCGCTTCATCGATGCGAATCCTGTCGCCTTGCAGTCGGATAAGCTCATCACTCAAGCATCCAGGGCAACGACTTGGGCGGGGAGGAATTTTAATGGCCGAGCCAGTATAAATTCGCGTTCTGCACTCAAACTTCCCATGTTTCTCGCAGGTTTCAGTGCTTAAAGAAACTTCGGTGTCTTCAATTTCGGCGGGTGGATTTTTAAGGCTATCAATAAGCTTCTCTAGCTCAGAGATTTTTTCGTCAAGTGTCATGATTATTCCCTCGCCCAATCAGGGACTACGGTCTGCCCGTAATCTTTGGTGGCAAAGTTTTCTGGCTGTCTATTACCAGCGCTTCGTTGTGGTGGCTGTGCTTTTCTTCCGAACTTAACGGCGTTTCGCAGCCAGGTATTCAGCGCCAAATTCCAGTCCTTGAAAGTCGACCCCCTTGACTGGTGATAATCGGCAAATGCCGGAACCTCAGAATCCAGTGAAACTCCAAGGCTATCTGCCAGTTTTTTATTCCCATCATTAGGAGAGAAATTATTAGGGTATTGAGTGGCATTTTTCTTCGGCTTTTCAGGTTTAACTGAATTTTCTTCCCGGGGGACTATAGGGGGTTTATTTGTATTGTCTTTCTTTGTCTTTAAAGAATGTCTTTTGTGTGTCTCTGGTTTAGAGACTTCATTTGTCTCTAACTTAAAGACACCTTTTGTCTCTAACTTCGAGACTAAATTGCTAACTTGGAGACACTTGCTGAAATGCCATGCAGAAACCTCCTTGTTAACGCCAATTTGACTGCCATCCATAAACAGGCAACCCATAGAAATCAGCTCTTTCTTCGCCTTGTTTACGTTCTGCCTGGACAGTCCGGTTAACTGAGCAATTTGCTCATCAGCAATGCGATCTGTTTTCTTGTTGAAGCCGTATGTCTTACGGATATACGCCAGCATTACTTTAAGCTGACGAGCGGTTAAATCGGCGCTTGCAATAGCTTCCAGCAGCTCGTTAGCGAATCTGGTATAACCATCATCGATATCAGCCACTCTACGCTCCTGTTCTCCAGGTTCAGGTCCGGGGAATTTGATTACTTCGGCGGTATTTGTCATACTTACTCCTGTTAGATTTGTTGGCGTAACACAGTGTCTAAAAATCCATCGTGATTTGAGAATCCTCGGTCTTGCACACCGGGGATTTTTTCTTTGTGAGAATCGCCGCCACCTGAGACGCAAGCCTTGCCATCTCATCGTCAACAATCCCCCACTCCAGCACAGCCAGTAACATCGACAGCTTTGGTATCCAGTCTCGTTTCCACCGGCTTATCTGAGCTTTATCGACACCGACAGCGGCTGCTGTTTTATCTGTTCCCAGCAGTGCGATTTTGTTTAGCAAGGCACTCTCTATGCGCAATGCCTCGCTGTTGCGTTTCTTTGCAGTTTCCATGATTGATACTTACCTTAGTGAAATAGATAGTTATGCAGCCCCTTTCAGGTTGCGAAATATCTCCACATTTCGGTGGAGACGTGAGCCAGTTTTGTTAAAGAGCGGTGTTGCTTACGCGGCCATTAATTCAGGCCAGATACTCGTCCAGTCACCAGGATGAAGATGCTTTGACCTGCCCCCAGAGTTAGATACAACCTTCAGTTAGTAATGTCGGTTGGTTTTTCTTCATATTTCCCGTTTCGCCAGCCCGCTGCAAATTCAGCCGGCGTCAGGTAATTCAGTGATGAATGTGGTCGACACTCGTTATAATCCAGTCGCCAGTCATTAATGATCTTCCTGGCGTGAACAATATCGCTGAACCAGTACTCATTCAGGCATTCATCACGAAAGCGTCCGTTAAAACTCTCAATAAATCCGTTCTGCGTTGGCTTGCCGGGCTGGATAAGTCGCAGCTCCACACCATGCTCAAAAGCCCACTGATCGAGTGCGCGGCAGGTAAACTCCGGGCCCTGATCGGTTCTTATCGTAGCCGGATAGCCGCGAAACAGCGCAATGCTGTCCAGAATACGCGTGACCTGCACGCCTGAAATCCCGAAGGCAACAGTGACCGTCAGGCATTCCTTTGTGAAATCATCCACGCAGGTCAGGCACTTGATCCTGCGACCTGTGGCCAGTGCGTCCATGACGAAATCCATTGACCAGGTCAGATTGGGCGCCATCGGGCGGAGCAGCGGCAGACGTTCTGTTGCCAGCCCTTTACGACGTCGTCTGCGTTTTACACTCAGGCCATTAAGTTGATAGATGCGGTAAACCCGCTTGTGGTTAACGCAAAGACCTTCACGTCGCAGAAGCTGCCAGATACGCCGGTAACCAAAACGGCGGCGTTCAAGTGCCAGCTCTGTGATGCGTAGAGACAGCTGCGCGTCAGCAGGCGGACGCTGAGCCGAATATCGGCAGGTTGACAGGGACAGACCTGCCAGCCTGCAGGCACGACGTTGCGACAGACCCTTAGCCTCGCACATGACTTCCACGGCTTCCCGCTTCTGGTCTGTCGTCAGTACTTTAGCCCAAGAGCCACCTGAAGCGCCTCCTTATCCAGCATGGCTTCAGCAAGCAGCTTCTTGAGTCTGGCGTTCTCTTCCTCAAGAGACTTCAGGCGCTTAACCTCAGGCACCTCCATACCGCCATACTTCTTACGCCAGGTGTAAAAGGTGGCGTCGGAAATGGCGTGCTTACGGCAGAGCTCACGGGCAGAAACGCCGGCTTCGGCCTCGCGGAGAATACAGATGATCTGTTCGTCGGAAAAACGCTTCTTCATGGGGATGTCCTCATGTGGCTTATGAAGACATTACTAACATCGCGGTGTATTAATCAACGGGGAGCAGGTCATACAATCCCGACATAACCCCGGGCGATTTAATCATTCGCCAGCGCGTCAAACCCTTCCCTTCCCTTCCCGCTCTGAATTACTCAACCGCAATAGCTTCGATAACGAGCATCGACTCGCTAATAACAGATACCTCACTGCACGATTAAAGGAGATGCAGAAATGATTAAACGCTTTAGATACGACTTCAAATCCGGGATTGTTGCAGATGGGAAAGGCGATTTTATTTCATATGCTGAATATGAAGAATTGCAACAAAAACTGGTAGCAGTGACTGAGCAGCGCGACGCGTTGGTGGTGGAAAATTCCAAAGCTCGCGAGCGCCATATTTTCATCCGCGCATTGGCCGTTTCCATTCTTGAACATAGTGGTGGACGTATGGACTGGCGCGGCGCGATGGAAGACGCAAGCGAGCTAATAAAAACTGTCGATGAAGTTTATGCATCAACCCCCGCCACATCCTCCGCAATCGCAGCGCTGAGAGCGGAAGCACAGGCTGAGGTGATTCCAGAAGGTTATGTACTTGTTCCTCAGGAAATGCATCTACCAGCCGAGTCTATGGAAGGTATTTGCGTCCATTGCGGCGACGGTGGACATCAGTTTGGCGAATTTACTGACGGGACGTTGTTTGTTGGTGAGGTCGATTACGGCGACGGGAAGAAGGTTTACGGATTGCACATCGCAACCGCCGAGTACCCGGAGGAAGGATGCTCAACCATTTGCGAGTTCGCCCGCCAGCTTCGCGAGAGCAAAGGGGAGGTGCAATCGTGATTTCCATGACGCTTGAAGAATTTCGTAAAACCATCAAATCACAGGGTGTTGAGCATAATGACTTCGCTTTCAAATGCCCAATGTGCGGGACTATTCAGTCAGCAAGAATGCTGATAGCCGCAGGTGCCGGGAAAGATTTCGAAGAAGTTGAAAAGTACTTGGGATTTTCCTGCGTTGGTCGCTTTACGGGGAAAGGTAGCCCATCAAAAGAAAAGGGCAATAACCATGGATGCAACTGGACTCTTGGCGGCTTGTTCAGCATGCATGAACTCGAAGTGGTAACACCAGATGGCAATAAGCATCCTCGATTTGAAGTAGCCACACCAGAAGAGGCAAAAGCCCTGGCTGTGAAATCCAGCGCAGTCGAGAGCAAAGGAGCGCAGAAATGAGCGAATACAAATGCTGCCTGTGCGGGAAAATCTGCGATGGATATTCCTGCTATGAATATCGCGGATTCATTTCCTGCGAAGAACATTTCGAACAGGTAATTGCGAAAGTCGATATTCGCAGAGCTGAAATTATCGCCAGAAACAACGCAGTTACAAAACCTCTTGCTGGTCTTGATATCGATCCGCGCAGTGCGATTGGGCGCGCAAATCGTGAGTTATTAGCCCCAGCAATTGAGATAGCTGGTAAAGAAACTTTGGCAGAACAGCAATACCGCAGGGGTGAACTATGACCAACGAACAGATTCAGGAATTCAAAGCGGCTGCTGAGAATTTGGCAACAGCAGAAGAAAGATATGACCGGGCAGAAATTACTATTCGTGAGTACATATCTGTAAATGACCAATACCACAACTTTGTTAAAGACCATGCCAACATCCTCTCCCTGCTGGCAGAGCGTGACGCTGATAAGGCGCTGATTGCGGAAAGCGTTGTGCTATTTGAAACGCTGCGCCAACGCATCGCTGAACTGGAGATCATCCGCGCTTCTGCTGAAAAGTTGGTTCGTTGCAAAGGCCGTTACCACAGTGAGCAGAATTACAGGGCGTTGGCGGCATTGTTTGGCGTGAGCGCTCCAGACCTTCCGCCTCTGGATAGTGAGGCCCGCACGGTCACCGTTAAGTTGCCGCCAGTCTCATTTTTCGACTTCAAGTTAAGCTCGCGTTTTGCGTCAGGCGCATACGTCAATGTTGAAGCGATGAACAAGGAACTTGCCGCCGTTGGCATCACTTTAGTCGTGGGGGAGTGAAAGATGAAACCAGCAAATTTTGCTCCAGTTTATTGCGCACTTTATCCGGCGCTGGCTGAGATAGCTCGCAAGCATGGTTATGCGATGGCTATTCACGGAACTATGGCGCGTGACTTTGACATGATATGCATTCCGTGGGTGGAGAAGCCATCAAAGCCAGAGGATGTAGTTGCGGAAATTACCGCTACCTATGCCACCACGGATATCACCAATCCTGGATACAAGCCTCACGGGCGTCTCGCTTACTCCGTGTGCTTTGGGTTCGGGGAGTTCTTCGCTGATTTATCGTTTACGCCTGTTGAGTCGGCGTATTTTGACGGCATAAAAGCCGCTGCTGACTGGATAGATAAAAAACGTGAGGCATACGACGACGAGCACGGGATGACTGACACAGCAACGGGTTCGTTTGAGTTCGGCAACGATGCACAGCATGAATATTCGTACTCTCTGGTAGAGCTGGCTGATGGGATTCGTGCGTTAACAAAAAGAAATCAGGAGGACTTATGACAACACAATTACCGATACCGAAAGAGCGTCTGGAGCATATTTTAGCGCACTGCAAACGCGAAGCCCATGAAAACATGGCACCAATAAGTGCGGGGTCAGCAGTTGAAGTTATAGGCGCACTCCTGGCGGCGCATGAGCAAGAGCCGGTGGCGTGGATTATTGAGGATGAAGTGAACGGAATTCCGCAGCATATTTCTTCCGTTAAAGAATATGCGCTGGCTTATCCTGAACGCAAAGTAACGCCGCTCTACACCCACCCCGCGCCAGTCCCTGCGGTGCCGGATATTAACACATGGCGAATTGCTTTTGAGTACTCTGAGCGTCAGCGTGATGATGGTTTTAACCTGCATAAATGCGGAGAAGCATACGAAAGCTATAAAACTCAGGAGCGATGGGAATCATGGTTATCAAGCCGCGCCGCCATGCTCAACGGGGGTAAATCGTGAAAGACGAAACGTTGTTGTCTGATGAACAGGCGGCATTTGAGAAATTCATGGAAGAAAAATTCCGTGACCTCATCGACCGCCGTCATGTGAAAAATGGTGATGGTGGGTATTTCGCCTGGGACATGGTGGTCGCATGGATTGTTTGGCAAGGCCGCGCAGCCATCCAGTCCGGTAATTCAGGACATGTGCCCGCCGGGTATGTGCTGGTTAGCGCTGAATTCATTGATACGGTAAATCAGGCTTTTAAAGAGGTCGGCGACAGGAAGTCATTCCCCGGTCACTCTCATGATATTCCTGGTGTTTGGGATAGCGATAACGGAGAAAAAGCAAACAAGCCGTGTGCGCAATGCGCCATGTGGTCGAAGCTTCATGACATGCTCGCCGCGGCACCTGTGGCATCTGACGGCTGGATTCCGGTAAGCGAGCGGATGCCTGAATTTAACGATGAGGTATTGGCGTGGCATCGTCATGGGTATTCACTGATTGCGGTTTACAGTACATCAAAAGACCCTATCACATACAAAACATATCGCTGCCTGGTAGACAACAAAGGCCATGAAATCGATGCTACTCACTGGCAACCTCTGCCAGATGCGCCGAAGGTGACACCATGACCAGCAAACTCAAACAGCGCCGTATGCGCAAACCCTGACAGCCTCGCAATAGCGGGGCTTTTTATTGCCCGGAGATAACCATGACGCGTGAAGACGCCATACGACGAAACGCTATCGAGCGGCTGAAAATCCTGCAACTGGTTAATGAACCTGACTATTGCCACAAGGAAGCAGACGATGCTCTGTGTGATCTGCTACAGGCCATCGGCTATTCAGATGTGGTGAAAGAGTTCAAGGCTATTGAGAAATGGTATGCGTAGGAGATAACTATGGAATCACACAGCCTCACACTCGATGAGGCCTGCGCGTTTCTGAAAATATCCAGACCCACCGCCACTAACTGGATACGCTCAGGCCGACTACAAGCAACCCGAAAAGACCCCGCAAAACCAAAATCCCCTTACCTCACCACCAGACAGGCATGCATTGCGGCTTTACAGTCACCGCTGCATACTGTCGCCGTGAGCGCGGGTGATGACATCAGAGAGGAAACACAATGTCACTCTTCCGCAGAGGTGAAATATGGTACGCGTCGTACTCGCTCCCGGGCGGGAAGCGAATTAAGGAAAGTCTTGGGACTGCCGACAAGCGGCTCGCTACTGAACTACATGACAAGCGCAAAGCTGAATTGTGGAGAGTAGACCGACTTGGTGATTTTCCGGATGTGACGTTTGATGATGCCTGCATGCGCTGGCTGGAAGAGAAAGCCGAGAAGAAATCGCTCAATGACGATCGAAGCAGAATGGCTTTCTGGCTTGCGCATTTTGAGGGTGTGCCGTTAAAGGATGTGACGGAGCAGAAAATATATTCTGCCGTCAGTAAAATGAGCAACCGCAAGCAGCTTGAGAGATGGAGGATTCAGGCAGCTATTGCACAGAAGAACGGCGACACGATTCCTAAGTACGAAGCCAGGCCAGTTACCACTGCGACAAAGGCTAAACACCTGGCGCTAATGAAGTCGATTCTGCGCGCGGCAGAGAGGGAGTGGAAGTGGCTGGAGAAAGCACCTGTTATCAAGATTCCTACAGTAAGGAATAAACGTATCAGGTGGCTTGAGAAGGAAGAGGCAAGGAGGCTGATTGATGAATGTCCTGAGCCGCTTAAATCGGTTGTTAAGTTTGCGCTGGCAACCGGGTTAAGGCGGTCGAACATCATCAATCTGGAGTGGTCGCAACTCGACATGCAGCGCCGGGTTGCGTGGGTAAATCCTGAGGACAGCAAATCAAACAGGGCTATTGGCGTAGCGCTGAATGATACAGCATGCCGCGTACTCAGGGAGCAGATAGGTAAGCACCATAAATGGGTGTTCGTTCACACGAAAGCCTGGCATCGGCCTGACGGAACGTTAACACCGCAAGTAAGAAAGATGCGTGTCGATGATAGCCGGGCGTGGAATGCAGCATGTCGCCGTGCAGGGATAACTGATTTCAGGTTTCACGACCTGAGACACACCTGGGCTAGCTGGTTAATACAGTCTGGCGTTCCATTATCCGTTTTACAGGAGATGGGAGGATGGGAGTCGATAGAAATGGTGCGTCGGTATGCCCACCTTGCACCTAATCACCTGACCGAACATGCGCGTCAGATTGATGCGATTTTTAACGATGATGTCCCAAATATGTCCCACAATGAAAATATGGAGGTGAAGATAAACTGGTAACTCATTGATTTTAAATGGTACGCCCTACAGGGTTCGAACCTGTGACCTACGGCTTAGAAGGCCGTTGCTCTATCCAGCTGAGCTAAGGGCGCACTGATGTCCCTGACGGGAGAGTTGCGGATCGGGATTATACGGTCAACACCAGTTGAGTCAATGGCTTTGCTCTCAGATGCTCGCGAAGTGAGCACCATTCCGCACTTTCTCCGCCCTGCCTTTATGCACGAAACATAAACGGTAACTGACAGCGCCGCCCACTTCTGACAAAATATACACATCCCCACTTCTTTTTAGTTACAGATGGAATCCTCTCTCTGATGGCAGCAAAGATTATAGATGGTAAAACGATTGCGCAGCAGGTGCGCTCTGAGGTTGCTGAAAAGGTGAAAGCTCGCCTGGCAGCCGGGAAACGTGCCCCTGGTCTGGCCGTTATCCTCGTTGGTAGCAACCCTGCGTCGCAGATTTATGTCGGCAGCAAGCGCAAAGCGTGTGAAGAGGTGGGTTTCATCTCCCGCTCTTACGATTTGCCGGAAACCACCACCGAAGCCGAATTGCTGACGCTTATCGACAAGCTTAATGCCGATGCCGAAATCGATGGTATCCTGGTGCAGTTACCGCTGCCTGCCGGTATTGATTATGTCAAAGTGCTGGAGCACATTTCGCCGGATAAAGACGTTGACGGTTTCCATCCGTATAACGTTGGCCGCCTGTGCCAGCGCGCGCCGCGTCTGCGTCCGTGCACGCCGCGCGGTATCGTGACGCTGCTTGAGCGTTACAACATCGATACCTATGGTCTGAATGCGGTGGTGATTGGCGCGTCCAATATCGTGGGGCGTCCGATGAGCATGGAACTGCTGTTGGCCGGTTGCACCACTACGGTGACCCACCGTTTCACCAAAAACCTGCGCCACCACGTAGAAAACGCCGACCTGCTGGTCGTTGCGGTAGGCAAACCGGGCTTTATTCCAGGCGAATGGATCAAAGAAGGCGCCATTGTGATTGATGTCGGCATCAACCGTCTGGAAAATGGCAAAGTGGTGGGCGATGTGGTTTACGAAGACGCTGCCGCGCGTGCCTCGTACATTACTCCGGTTCCGGGCGGCGTTGGCCCGATGACGGTCGCAACCCTGATTCAGAACACGCTGCAGGCGTGCGAAGAGTACCACGACGTGGAGAAAGCATAA